TTGCACCGCGCAGGAACGTGCGCCGAGACATCTGCGGCGTAGCAGGCTGCATCTCCACCTTGGCGGCACCGTAGGCGGTGTTCACGAGGTCGCGCAGGCTGATGCCCTTGGGCTCCATGCCGAAGAAGCGGCGCACAGCGGCCTCCATGCGCTGCACGATGCGGCCCAGCCACTGGCCCAGCGGGCTCTTGGTCTGTGGCGTGATCCCAGCGTTGACGGCTTCCTCGACGGCGTAGGCCAGCAGTTCATCGCGCTGCTGGCTCTCGGGGGTCTCAGCGGCCTCCACACGCGCCTGGGCGGCCCGCGCAACGCGGCCTTCAGCCGAGGTGGCCGGGGCCTTCTGCCAGCGTTCCACGGCGTTCACGAAGGCGTTGTACTGGGCGTCGCCCAGGAGGTTCTTCATCCCGATGTGGGCGCCGACCTCGTGCAGCAGCACGCCCAGCGCACGGCCCCGGTCGATGTTCTCCGCGATCAGGAACGCCTTGTTGCCGGCAGTGTCCACGAAGCCCCGGGCATCAGCCGGGATGCGCCCCTCGTACTGCGGGTTGGCCTTGACCAGCGCGTCGACCGAGTCGTAGATCTGCACCCGGCCCAGATCCGGGAACGCCTTGCGCAATTCCGTGCGCACGCTGTCGGTAGTGGACGGGGTGGCGGTAGCGCCACGGGAGAAGAACGCCTCTTCACGCGGCCCGCCGAGAATCTCGATCTCAGGGGCTTCGTATTCAATCTCTTCGCCGGCTATATCTTTTACTTTAGGGCTACGGTACATGCCGCCGTCCCACGGCTTAAAGCCGCTCTTAGCGTACCATGCCTCTAGTTGTTTTGCGGACAGCCCCTTAGTACCGACTTTTTGCGGCTGCAGCGTTAGCGTAACGCCGTGCTTATCAGCCAAAGCCAGCAGTTTTTTGAGTACGGCAGATGCTTCGCCCTTACCGCCGACGCCGTTGTTTCTGATAAGGCTAATGTATGCGCCCTTGCCTGGAGAAGGAAAAACGTTTTTCTTTACATCAACGTCAACATCTCCAAACGCACGCAATCCTTTTTCTTTTTTGCTCGGCTTGGTTATTTTTTCAAGCGACTTAAGGAAACTGTCTACGTTTTGTTCAGCAGTGCGCTTACCCTTGGTTTCAGGCGTTCCCTCGAGTTCTTTCGCGATTGCCGCTTCTTCTTTTGCCGTCAACGGTGCTTTTTCCGACAGCTTTACTTTTGACAAAGTAAGCGCGGCAAGCTCAGCCTCCGCCTCCGCCAGTTGTTGCGCTCGCGTGTTGCTGTCGCCTTTGGTCACGATCTCATATCGCGCTTCAGCAACAGCAAGCTGTGCCTCCGCAAGGCGCTTCTCTGACGGCGTTTTTGCTGACGTAACCGCGCTCTCGGCGGCGATTACGTTTGCCTCCGCCTGCTCCTTCCGCGTCATCGGAATGTCGCGCTGCCGCACCCCCAGGACTTCCTTCAAGCGGCCATCAGGCTGCGTCGTCGTCTCTCCAGCACGACTCTCCTCCGACCCGGTACGCATCTCGCGCGGTGCAAAGACTTCGGGCCGAGTGACCGGGCCAATGGCGCGGGGGCCAAGGCGTTCGCCTGTAGTGCGGCTGCGCAGAATCTCGGCGTTCAGGGCTTCGCGCTCCTTGCGAACCGCAGCCGGATCGACACGCAGCACCTTCGGCGCACCCAACGCAGCCGCCAGCTTGCGGCGGTGTCCAACGAGTTTTTGCTCGGCGTTAGCCAACGCTTTACGCGCTTTCTCGCGGCGTGCCTCTAGCGCGGACTCAGCTCCTGCCGGATCATCCTTGAACGTCTTCTTGTCGCGCACCGTCAGCTTGATGTCCGCAAGCTTCTTGCGCAACGTATCTACAGTCTTTTCGGCAGCAGCAATGTTGTTGATGTGCGTGTTCGCCGTAGACAGCCGTTTCTTTTCGTCTGCGGACAGCTTGTTTTGCTTGGCCTCTACGTAGGCATCGGCCTCTTTTGCCTTAGCCAGCCGCTCCTCCGGCGACAGCTTCGTGTCGTACACGGCCTCGGCCAGCGCAAGATACTTCGGATCGGCAGAGATGATCTGCTCTCGCGCACGTTGGAACGTGATGACTTCGCGCGGTGCGGCCTTCCCCGGGAAGGGCCCTTCCAACCGCTCCAGCCGCGCTTGCTCGGCTTGCGCCGCCTCGGCAGACGCGCGTTCACGTTCGGCGCGGTCCGCACGCTCGGTGGTGGGCGGTGGTGCAGGCGGAGTCTTGCGCGCCTCGATCAGCGACTGCTTCGTGCGCAGTTCTTTCTTGAGCGCGGCGGCACCAGTGCGCAGTTCCTGCGCGGCCTTCTGCAGCTTGCCGACCTGCTCTCGCGTGCCCCGTGTGTTATCTGCGACTTGCGCAAGCGCCTCTTGCGCCGCAGCATAGTTCTGCTGCGCACGATCAAACGCATCGAACTGTTCTTGCGTGCCGCTGTAAAGCCGCAGTTCGTCTTTGGCGCGCGTCGCCGCTGCATCGATGGATGCGCGGTATCCTTTGATCGCCGCCGTAAGATCCGAGCCCGGACGGTCAAGCGCCTTCAGGAACGCTTGATGCGCAGCTTCCCGCTGCTGGACAAACTGCTCAAGGTCCGTTTGTTTCGCAGTTTTTTTCAGCAAACTCGACTGCCTACTGAGCCGCCGCATACGCGCATCAAACGCATTGTACAGCGCCGCCTCTTTGTCGAGGTAGTTTTGCAAGTCCGCGTCGCTTAGCGGCGAGAAGACCTTAATCTGGGCGGACGCTTTGTTGAACGAGTCCTTGGCGCTCTGCAGTTTCTTGCGGGCGGCGTCGAGCTGCCGCTTAGCCAGCGAATACTCCGCAAAGGTCGTAGACGTTTCACTCCAGTCCTTGCCGATGTTTTTCTGGACAACGTCGCGCTTGTACGTCTCGGCCTTCACCCACTCGTCGAGCGCAGTCTCGACTTTTTCTTTCGCAGCACGCAGGGCTGCGAAACGCGCGGCATCGCCCTTGAACACGACGGCTTTGTCTGTGCCGCCGATGGCGGGCACTACGTCCGTCTTTTGTGCCTCTACCGCCGCCAGCAGCGCGCGAGTGTGGTCACCCAGCGCACGGGCAGATTCTGTCGCGGCGTCGAGGGCTTGCGCATACCGCTGCTGTGCAAGATCCCGCAGGGCCAATACTTGCTCGAAGTCGCTCTCCAACTCGTTGCGAGCGGCAGCAAGATCAGCCCGCGCCAGCTCCACGCGCCGCTGCGCTGCCGCACGTTCGGCACCCATCGTGCCCTCCAGCGCAGCAATCTCGGTATTGAGCGCGGTCTCCTTGGCCTTGAACCCTTCGATCTGGGCCTTCAGCGGCTCTAGCTCCGCCTGCATGCGCACGACGGACAGCGCGGCTTCACCGTCCTTGCTGACCAAAATAGGCGCACGGGTGGTGAGGTAGTCGTAGAACTCCTTGTACGAACCGAACGCCGTGGCGCGGGGCTCCGGCATCTCCGGGAACTCCGGCTGCACCCCGGCTTCTTGCTCCGACGGACGGGCTTCTGCAATACTGCGCAGCGTCTCTTGCACCTGGGCGTTGCCCTGCGGGCTCCCGCGTCCTGACAGTGTGCGGTACATCCACTCGGCTACACGCCGCGATGCCCGCTCTTCTGCCGCTTGGCGCGGCACAGAGGGTTCTGCCAGCGCCGCCTCGTACCGCACGTAGGCAGGCAAGTCGTCGGCAACTTCCGCCACAAGTGCTTTGGTCTCGTCGTCCAACTGCGGCGCAGCCTGGATGCGCTGCGCCATCGCGCGGATGCGCTCGTCCAGCGGCCCTCGGGGGCGCACACTGACCTGCGGGCTTTCGGCAGGCAGACCGACCGTGGTCGTGGTGACGGTGGGCTGCATCCGGGCGTTGAGCTGCTGCTCCAGAGCCTCGATGCGCTGACGGACACCCTCGATGCGTTGAAACGTCTCAGGCGATGGCCCGAGCGGAGAGTACGGCCCCTCTGCGCCCGTAGGTGCAGCGCCTGCTTCGCGTTGCGTCCGCGTCAGCCTGCGCAGCTCTCGGTACTGCTCGGCAAGCTGTCTGCGCAGTGCAACAACCTCTGGGGCGGCGCGGCCAACGACCTGAGCACGCGCACCTTCGCGCGGCGTGGGCAGTTCCGGCGCAGCAGGCTCTTCAGTGCGCTCAATCCGTTGCCGCCGCTCGGGGAACAGCTCAAACTGCTGGTCTTGGCGCAGGGTGCCGTAGGTACGCTCCAAACGCCGCGCTTCACGGGCCTCGCCAACCGCCTCACGCAGCGGCTCTTCTCCGGCACGAATACGCTCCAGCGCTTCACGCTCACGCTCCACCCGCTGACGCGCCTGGGCTTCTGCGGCAACAGCCGCCTCACGCTCCGTACGCGCAGCCTCACGCCCTGCACTGATCTCGTCAAGCAGCTCCGCTTGCCGCTGCTGCTCCGCAGCAATCGCTTCTGGGGCAAACAGGCCAGTATCGGGACTGAGCGCCTGCAGTTGCTGTCGAACTTGCAGCAGCTCGGGCACAACTTCCAGTACTACGTCTTGGTCGCCGCTGTCCAGCGCTTTTGCGTAGCGTTCTTCCAGCTTCTTTGCACGGTCAAGCAGCTCTTTTTCTTCCGGCAACGCTTCGGCAGTTTTCTCTGCCTCTTCTACCGCTTTCTTTGTGCGAGCAACACGCTGTGCAATTTGTGCGGCTTCTTCCGGCGATGCCGCCGCTTTCATCTCTTCGCGCTGTTGAGTCAGCAACGCTTGCAATCCGGGAAGTTCCTGGCGCATACGCGCAGCACGTTCCTCGGCAGTTTCTTCGCCCACAAGCTCTCGCTGCGCATAGACCTCGCCGGAACGCCGAGCTTCTTCGGTCGTTTGCGCCCGCGCACGCTCGGGCAGCATTTGCACTCGCGCAGCCCGTTCCTCCGGCGTTTCTTCCGCAGCCGGCGTCAACTCAAGCCGGCTTTCACGCGCTTTCTTTAGCGCTTGCGGACCCCCGGCAGAGAGGAACTCTTGTCGTGCGTCAGCAAGCGGCTTCTTCAGTGTCTCAAGCTGCTGATTGATAACGGCGTTGCTATCTTTGTCTTCCTGCGACAGCGGTGCTTCTTTGGTGCCCTTTTTGCGCTGCGCTTCGAGTGCTTCTTTTTCGTCGAGCAGCTTCCTGTATTCGCTGTACGAGGACTCGATGTACTCCGGCGCTTCGCGCTGTGCCTTCTCGGCCTGCGCTGCTGCCCGACGCTGCTCGGCGGCTGCGGTTTCTTCTGCTGCACGGGCTTCGGTGCGGGCTCCAGCCCGGTCAAAGGCACGGCCTGCGGCACCCAGGGGCGTACCCACCAGCGCCCCGCCGTAGGCGTTCTCGCCGTACTCCTTGAGGGCGTCGTCGTCCAGCAGGGGCAGCCCCGCCTGAGCCCGCTCCGCCACGGCCTGCAGCACTTCGGTCGGCACGTTGGTCGCAGCGCCAACGCCCGCACCCTTGGCGAGCACCGTGGCAAGGTTCTCCTTGGCAAGCGCTTCGGCGGCTTCCTTCTTGCCCTGACCAAGTAGCGCGTCGACCTGGGGGCCGAAGACACTGCGGGCGACACGCCGGCCCAGTGGGATGAACGTCGCTGCGGCCTCCAGGCCGGTCTGCAACGCCGCCGCGCCTGCGGCAGGGCCCAGCTCCACATCCACCGCTTCGCCGCGTGCACGCTGCTCCGCAGCCTGCCGCTCGATGTTCGCGCCGTACAGCGAGGGGAAGATCGTCGCCAGGGCACCCAGAGTGCCGCCAATGACGGGGCCTGCCGGGGCCGCAGGCCCGAGGAGAGGCGCTGCTGCCGTGCCCGCCAGCGCACCAGCCTTGGCTCCGCCCAGCGTCGCAGCAAGCTGCGGGAGCTGCTCAGTGATCGCCAGGGGAACTTGGCGCAGGATCTCACCTACGGCGGCGACCGCACCGCGCGAGCCGTACGCCTCCTTGACCTTGTCCCAGCTCACCTGACTGGCGTAGGGCGAGTTGGCCGCACGCTCCAGCGCCAGCTCCGCTGCCTTGTTCTCGTCCCCAAACGTGGCCTGCGCCGCCGTCGTGGTGGAGCCGATGAGGTTCTCTACACCCGTGGCAAGAGCCGCACCGAAGCCCGTGCGCGGGGCAGGTTTAGCTGTTGCTTCTTGTTGATGCGTGTAGTTGGCCCACCGCCATGCAGTGCTCTCGTCAGGCGCGTCTACACGGTAGACGTTGTTGCCAACTTTTACGTCATAGGAGGGCATTGATACTCCTTACCTAACCCGTTGCACTGCGCCGGGGGGCGGCACATCACTGGCACCCGTGGGCGCGGTATCCACCGTCATGCCGCCGAGGCGTGCGAGTTGCTCGCGAAGCCGCACGGCGCGTTGTTCAGCGGCTGCACGCTGTGCAGGAGTGGCGCTCAAGGAGGCCGCAACTGTGTTTGCCTCCTCCAGCAATGCACGGATCGCGCTCACTTGCCCGGTATCAACGCGGCTCTCGCGTCCGCCCCCTTGCTGCGCCCGTACAAGGTCAGCTTGAGCAGCAACACGCCTTGCCCCCGCTTCGACCTCGGTCGCGGAAGTCTTCCGCTCTTCCCGCCCTTCCGACGCCAGTTTGAACTGGTAGTCGCGCAGGGCTTCCGATGCCTTGATTTCTGCCGCCGCGATACGCTCGCGGTCGCCCGAGCGGTAGGCGAGCTGTTTCTCCAGCATGGCTTGGCGCAGGGTTTCTTCTGCGTCCTCCAGCGTCATCAGCTCCTTGCGGAGCTGCCGCTGCTGTTCGCGCCGCTTGGTCTCGAATTCACCCACGCCCTGCGCTGCGCCTGACAGGAATTCCCCAAGGCTCTTGGCCCCACGGGCCCCGCCAAGCGCTGCCGCCAACGCGGCTTGCCGCTGCTCCTCCGGCGTCTGATCCAGGCTCCTGCCATACTCCTCGCGCTGCTGTGCACGGCGCGTCAGCCGCGCCTCCTGGCTCTTCAGGAGCGCTTCGCGCAGCGCCTTCTCGTCTTCGGGCACGGTGCCTGCGCCGCGCACGCGGCTCATGTAGTCCTCGATGCTGAACGGCGTCACGCCCGGAGGCAGTGCCGATGCAAGGCCGGGAGCTTGTGCAGGCGGCGTAGCCGCAGCGGCAGGAGGCCGCGCAGCAGGCGGAGGCGGGGTTTGACGGGGTGGGGGCGGCGTTTGGGACGCAACCCTGCGCCCTTCTCGCACCGCTGCGGGTTCTGGGTACGACTGCGTCGTAGCTGCCCGTGCCGGCGCAGCGGCTGCGCCTGCGGCAGCAGCAAGCCCTGCTGCAGGAGCCGGAGAAATACGCCCTTGAGTGAGCGCGTCCAGTATCGGGAGGCGTTGCTCGGGAGGCGTGCGGAAGTAGTCCATCACGCTGCGAAACGCGCGGCGCAAGGGGCGGTTGGCAATCTCGTCCGCTTCTTCAGCTTCGCGGCGCTTACGCGCTTCGTACTGCGCACGCGTCTCCCCAGGCTCCGGGCCTTCGCGCGGGGAGAAGATCGGCACGCCGCCGACGGAGGTGAGCGTGTCATCGGCACGCGTCGCTCCACCCAACTGAAACCCCTGCACCTGCATCAACCCGCCTTGCGCGGCGTTGACGGTGCCCATGACGCCTTCGGCCACAGTGCGGGGCTGCTGTGCCAGTTGCTGCTGCGCGGACTGAAGCTGCTGCGCTTCGCGCATCTGCTGCATCTTGATCTGGCGATCTCGCGCAGCGATGATGGCGTACGTCGGCACGCCTTCCGGCGGGTTCATGTACAACTGCTTCAGCACTTCAGGCGGCAGCTTGACCAATGAATCTACCGTGCTCGGCACCGGCTGCTGCACACCCTGCTTCGCCTGCATGGCAGAAAAAAGCCCGCTCATGGTGGGCGCGGCCTGTCCGGGCATTTGCGGCATCATTTTGTGTCTCCAAAGAAGTTCAGCAACCCGTATGCGCCGAGTCCGCCTTTTAAGGCTTCTAGTAGCGCAGACTGCTCCGGCTGGAACTCATTGGCCCTGATTGGAAGCCCCTGCAACAGACTCTGCATGTACGTCGCCTGTTGGTACGGATACTTCATACTCTCTTGGAACTGTTGGTAGCCGAAGTCGAGCGGCTGCTGAGCAAGCTCGCGCTGTGTTGCACCCGCTGCAAGCTGATCCGCCAGAGACCGGAGCCCGTAGTTGGCACCGAATTGACGCGACGCTTCTGACTGTCGTTGGGCCTCCAGGCCCTGGGTTGCACCGAACTCCGCGCCTCGGGCGCGTTGTTGCTCTTGGAACTGCCGTGCGGCCTCCGTCTGCTGGAGCCCCGCCAATCCGTACTGTGCGCCTAGCTGCGCGGCGGTCATGGCTTGACCAGCACCGAACTGCCGGGACGCCTCCGTCCCGCGTTGAGCCTCCAGGCCCAGGCCAGCCTCTTGTGCACGCTGCGCCAGCGCACGGTCGTAAGCCCCCTGCAAGCCCCGGGAGGTGATGTCCCCGATTTGCGTACCGAGGTTGCGCTGACGCTCCGCCTCCATGATGGCTTGCCGGCTACCGCCGAAGGCTCCAGCCTGCGCAAGCCGCGCCTGCTCCGCATTCCGAGAAATGTCCGCCTGCCGCCGCGCCTCACGCGCTTCGATGTCCGTCACCGAAGAGAGATACGGTGACATGTAGCTCTGCACCGAACCCACCGGCCCAAGACCAGTGTTGAACTGCATCGGCGTGTACGCACCGGGCGCAGTGAACTGGTTGCTGAACTGAGTGGCACCAGACAACGCCGGGGGCGTGTAGCCTGCGGTGAACTGCGTGGGGGTGTACTGGCCTAGCGCACCAAGACCCGAGAAGGCTTGCTGTTGGAGCGCCGAAGGCCCCGCGAAGCGCTCACCCGTGTAGGGCTGGAACGGCAGGTTGGCCGCTGCCTCCCCCTTCGACAGCATGTTGTAAACATACGGCGCGAAGTTGGGGCTGAGCGTGGATTGAGAGGGGTCAAGGCTCGTGGTGGTAACGTCAGCCATCACGCTCTCCTCTGGAGGTTGTTCATCAGGTTGTACATCTGGCGTGCACCGCCCATGCGCTGGACAGTCTCCCGAGGGACGTAGGCTTCACCGTTTGACACCCGGGCCGGAGTCTGGCCCTTGGCCCCGTGGATTGTCGCAGGGATGCTGTCGCTTGTGCCAGTCCCTGGCCCCCGAATTGGCTGCGCACCGGGCACCAGCGCGGCGAGGCCCCGGGGTCCGCCCGCGCCATCAACGGCCCGCTTGGTCAGCACGAACCCGCCGTCTTCCATATTGACGTGGCCCCCGTGGGCGTAGGCGTGCATCAGTCCGCCTTGGGCGGCGTATTGAGCCAGCGGACCGTACTTGCCTTGCACCATCATGCGCTGAAGGGGCGCGGGGCCTTGGTAGGCTTGAGCGGTACCGCCCCCGCGTTGAGGAAGACGTTCCTTGGCAGCTAGGTAGGCTGCGAGACCAGCGAGCCCGGTCTTGCCCAGGTCAGAGGTCACGAGTTTGCCCAGGGTGTCAAGCCCGGGAGTGTCGATGAACTTCTTGAGGGGATCGAAGAAACCGGTGCCACCCAGGACTTCGGAAGGAATGTTCGTGCCTTTGGTCAGGATACCCGTGCCAGCAACGCCGGGGCCTTCTGTTGCAGCAACTTCTTCCATGTCGGAGAGGAACGGTCTGGTAGCAGCGGCGGCATTCCCGCCGATAGCCGCCATCCCTTCGGGAACACCCATACCTGCAGCGAGCGCGGCGTCAGCAGGCACTCCGAGGTCAGCGAAGCCGGCGTAGAGGTCTCCAACACCCGCACCGGGCACGCCCGTCATGTCCCACGGGCCGCTAGGAGGCAGCTCCATCGCAAGATCACCGAGCAGTACATCCGGCGTCTGTACGTGAGCAATGGAGCCGACATCGGTAAGCGGCTGAAGTACAACCTGCTCCGGTGCCGCGATACCCGACAAACCGCCAGTGATGTCAGAGCTTAGGCCCGCTAGGTCAGCGGCAGTGAGACCTCCGATAGCCGGAACCTGCGCAATCGGTACCCCCGACGCTCCAACGATATTGCCGCTGACCGCACCGAGACCTTCCATCGCTCCACCTGCGGCGATAGCTCCCGGACCAGTAGCACCGCTCAAGGCAGTCGTTACGGGCGTCAGTGCGTTGCCCAGCGCCCCAGCGCCGAAATACGCGCCTACAGAGGGAAGGACAAATTCCTTGAAGAAATCGCCGAAGCCGCCGACTTTAACCGTTCGCTGGTTTGTTACTTCACCAGTGGGCAGGCGGAAACCGACGGTCTGTCTGTCCTTGTTGATCTTGCTCGCGTCAGTGACGAAATCGTAGCCCTCGGCCCGCTTTGACTGAATCCAGTTTAGGAACTGAGGCGAATAGCCGGTGTAATTGTTGCCGTCAGGGCCGATGTAATCTTCCATCGTAGGCCCCGTCCACCCGAGTTGCGGCGCAACCATCTCCCAGTTCTGCGGGCTCTGTAGTCCAGCAACCTGCGAGTCATACGCACCGGAAACGTAGCCGCTCTCGTCGTAAGTGCCGGGATACTGCGAGAAAAACGGGTCACTCGCGGAAAGCCATTGCTGTGCCATGATTACCTCAAGTCAAGTCCCAGAAGGACAGCGAACCGATGGCGCTGTGCGTGCCGCTGAGCGCCCTGGCGGCGATGGTGTAAATGTCGCTTGTACCGCCGATAGTTGCGCCGAGCTGCAAGTCCCAGTTGTAGTCTGAACCACCGCTAGACTGTCCCTGAGAGAGCGTGGACGACAGCACATACGTGGACTCAATGATCGTCCCGCCAGTCAGCGCCGTGGCAGAGATGTCTCGCTCGACGTTGGTGGAGTCCGTAGCCCCCCAAGATGCACCGGTCAGAGTGGCGTTCTTGATCAGCACTATCTCGAAGGTCGTAGGCGATGTTGCCGTGGGTAGCACGTTGTAGCCGTCCGGGATGACAATAGCCCCGGTGCGGCCTGAAGCAAGACGAATCGAGACCAGCGGAACGAAGCTCGTGCTGATACTGCTGTTCACCGCCGTCATCCGCGCTACAAACGGCGCGACCTTTTTCTCGTACCCACCCTCGGAGATCACCGTCGAGCAGATCTGCTTGAGGATCGCCCCGGTACTAGCGCCCGTGTTCGTGATCTCATAACGCACCGGCAGCATCGCCGTCGTCATGTACACGCTTGTCAGGTTGTTCGCATTATTGAATGTGTGGCAAATGATGGTCTGTCCATCAATGACGAACCCAGCGCGTACCGAGCCGACCCCAAGCCACTCAAAATCCTGCCAGAATATCTGTGCCTTGGTCAGGTCGAGAGTGAAGCCAGAGTCCCCAGTGCCGTTGAGCTTGTCGCCGTTCCAATCTGCCTGTGCCACACGGGTATCCACCGCTGAGCCCGTCACGTAGGTGCGCCTAACGATGTAAACAGCGGTGCCGTCGCGTTCCAAGAACACGCCATTCTCGGTGTTGAAGTAGCCGATGCGGATACGCTGGTTGGCGTTGGCCGTAGGCATCACGAACGTGTTCAGCACCAGCAAGCTCTTGCCCGGCTGATAGCTGAACGAACGGTAAGTCTGGCGAACTACCTCGGAGCCGCTTGACGCCGTCACCTCCAAGTTCACCGTGCTGGCGTTGGCAACGTACGACACCGATCCGCCTGTAGCGGTGGTTTCACTGAACAGGTCGTTCTTCTCGTACCTATTCTGGCTGTCGAACAGGGTATAGGGTTGGCTGAACCGCGCCCGACCGAAGGCGTCCAGGGCCGTGCCGTAGAAGTTCACATTGACCGGCGCTGCATCCACAATTTGCCCCAGAAGACTGTCAAGTTGGTTGAAGTAGAGCCGCAGGACGCTGATGAACTGGTTGAAGTAGTTCGGGTCGTAGACAGGCGTGGGCAACGGCAGCGCCGGTGCCTTGAAGCGCTTGATGACATTGGCCCAGATACTCACGACTTACGCCCGTCCGGCCTGATGTCGATGCGCGGCACACCAAGCTGCCACTGCACGCCCTGTCCCGTAGACCCCACCTTGATCGCCATCTGGCGTGCCCGGATGCGGATGTTGACCTGCTCGGTGAAGCGCTCGACCGTGGTCGTCGCCACCCGCGCCACAGGGAAGGCGTTGCTCCCTGCAACTGACATGTTGGACGTATCCGTAGCCACCGGGTCCACGCCCCGCGTGTAGCCCGAGCCGGAGTTCTGCAGCGTGAGGAGAGACAGCTCGACGCTGGGCTGGGCAGGGAGTGCCGTCGTTGAGCCGTTGAACGTGATGTCCGGAATCACGCGCCAGACAAACCCGAAGTTGTGCCCGTCGTCGATGTCAAACTCAGCCGAAGTGATGTAGGACTCGAAGCCTACCGCCGAGGGGCCGGAACCGTCATCACACCCAGTCTCTTGCAGCAACAAACGGCTGTTGTAGTCGGCTGCAATGGGCACATCCTCAACCACGCTTGCATCGACCCAAGCAGTGCGAGCCATCGTGCCGTAGTACCAGATCTTCTCGGCGTAGTTGTAGACAACGTACTTGTCAACAGAAGTGGAGCCTGCGGAGCAGTAGAACCACCAGACCTCACTGAACTGCTCCACGGTAGAGGCGAAGACTTGCAGCGGCTGGTCGTAGTTGAAGTCGTTGAAGATGTACTGACGAATGTCGCAGTTGAGCGTCTGAACCCGCCCGTCGAACAGATAGAACTTCTCGTAGCCCATCCAGTAGGTGACGCCTGCGGCGGTTGCCCAGGCGCGGTCACTGACAATTGAGACGTTGTCCGCAAGGATCTGCGAGCCCCAGACGATGGGCGGGCCGAGGTACTGCAGGGAGTACAGCGAGGTGTCCGTCCAGACCAGAATCTCTTGCCGCACCTGGGCAACCGCCTCGATGGCGGAGCCGTGAGACAGGCGCAGGCTACCCGCTTGTGTGGTCGCTGCAGGGGTCCAGTTGGCGGCGGTCTCTTGATCCGACCAGCGGATCAGCATGGGGTCCAGATTGGTTGAGCCGTAGTCGGTGGTACCGAAAGCCAGGACGAAGCGCGAAGCGTCGGAAACGACGATGTAGTTCGACTTGCTGGGCGTGTCGCTTGCACCCGTGAGCGTCGAGATATTGACCGCCCGCGTGCCGGAGCCGATGGTCGCCGCGTCCCAGTAGTAGATGCCGCCGCCCTTGGGGTTGATCAGCAAATCGTTGCCGAAGTTGTACGCGGTCCAGAGGCCGAAGTCCAAGGGGACGAAGGGCGTCGAGCTGCCACCCCACACACCGGAGCCCCAGCCACCGGAGCCCCAGCCCGTACCCGACGCGGGTGGGTACTGGATGACCGACCCGACGTTGACCTGATAGGCAGCAGACACCGCTGCCCCACCGCCCGAACCCGCAGGCACCGTCGTGCTGTACGTGATGGTGTAGTTATCGACGTCGATAACCGTGACTTGATACTCGCCGGAGATGGTGACCCCGGAGAATGCCGTCGCACCACTGAAGGTGACGAAGTCGCCTGTGAGCGCACCATGCGCCGGGTCGTAGACGTTGATCGTCGTTGTGCCGTTGGCAGTGAACGGGTTGTTAGGCAGCGTCCTCGTGGTGCGCAGCGGCGTGATGTCGTAGTACCCACCGTACTGGATGTAGTACTTGAGGTGCGTGCCGACACCGACGAACTGTGTCCAAGGCCAAAGAGAGCGGCAAACACCAAGAAACTGGTCATTGAGCAGCCGCGCCCACCCGCCGATCTTCTCAGGCTGCCCCGAGCGGAAACGGACTTTGTCGCAGAAGTACCACCCACGGTCTTCTGAAGCGTAGCGGGTGTTCTCACGGAACACCCCCGGGCGGATGCGTACAGCTTTCAGCGGCATGGTGTTACTTCGTCACGCCTTTAGCTTTCTCGTAAGTGCGGAGTCCACCGATGCCTAGCATCCCGGACACAACCACCCACAAGAATTCAGTGTCGATGTCAGGCGGCACCGGCCAGCCCTTGATAGTTGCCCACCAAGTCAGTAGCGGTTTGATGATGCCGACATAAGCAAATGCAGTACCGCCAACCCAGCCGAAGTAAGGACGCCAGCCAGCAACCCAGGTGCTGGGATGCGTAGCCTCTCGGGCGTTGATCTCCAGTTGAGCGATGACCTGCTTGAGTTCGCCGTCCATCGCCTGCTTGAGGAACTCAGCCTCCGCTTCGCGGCGCTTTTCGGGGTCCGGGACAAAGCGGTCGAGCAGCGTCTTGCCGACTTCGAGGATGGGGCCGAGGAAGAGCGGGTTCATCAAAGACTCCTTGGTTCGCGGAACGCTCGCGCCGCAATTTGTGAGACATCGCCGTCCAGCCATGCGATCTGGACGATCTCACCGGCAAGCACCCAGCACCCGGAGATGCGAACCTTGCCTTCTTGGTACTGCGCCCACAAGGCGCGGCCTTGGCACGGGCCTGGAACGTCGTGAAGCTCGACCCGCATGTTGCCTTCCTGCACCTCCGCTACCAGCGTCGCTGTTGCACTGCCCGCAAGTCCGAGACCAAGAACAAGCGCAGCGACGGTACGGAGCATGGCGGCCTCACATGGCTAGGATGTCTGCACAGCGGCGGATCCAGCCGCGACCGAAGGTGGGGAAGGTGTTGAGGTCACAGAGGAAGCGCAGACGTTGCGCGATGATACGCGCTCGAAGCACCTCTGGGTTGGCCTGATTGGCAGCGGCCAGGGTCCGGGGGCCGAGAACCCCGTCATCAGCAACGCCCAGGGCCCGCTGGAGCCACAGGATGGACTGGCGCACCCCGGAGTTCACCGCAGCGTCGAAGACGGCGTAGCGCACAGCAGGGGGCAGCTCTTCAGCCCGCACCGGCTTCCAGTATTCTTCGAGGTAGATGCGCTTTGCAAGCTCAACGGGCAGGTCTTGCATCGCACCCTTGTAGCCCACTCTTCGCGCCACAGCCTCTGTGATGCCGAAATTGGTGGAACCCCCAGGATCGAGCGGGTGATGTACATAGCCACCTTCGTGCTTGATGACGACACTGAATGCGTTGTCGAAGTTCATGCTTTGCTTTCCGCAAACACGTTGACGAAGACCGTACCGTCTTCGAGTGCCTCAATCTCGTGCCATTCTCCCGCCAGCAAGTTCAACGGCGCTGAGTTTTTGTCGATGATGCGTTCGCCTTTTTCTTTGCGAACAACGCATCGGCCTGCGTGGCACATTGTGAGATGTGAGTACAGATGCTCATGACGCGGCAATCCCTCCCCTTTGTTGGCGCAATAGGTGTTGATCACCGCACCGTCGTAGGTTACAGAATGCCGTGGCGTCAGAAGCACCATCAGAAGTTCTCCGCGCCCGTCTGAGCAGGCTGTTCTTCAGGGCTTGGCGGAGCGGGGGGCTCCGGGGGTGGAATGTATGGCGCAATCGGGCCGTATACCCCTGCACAGCCTTTGTTCCAGAGTTCTTGAATGTGCGGGTATGGGTCGGTACCGTTGACGCCAACTGGCAACACTTCGTTGAACTCCGCGTACTTCACCGTGCAGCGAAACGCCGTTTGCTCTGCATCACACCACTCAAGATTGCTGACAGATTCGATGGTGAACATGTTGGTCTCACGAAATGCGGACGTAGAGCGCGGCGGCCCAATAATACGTTGTCACGCAAGCGGAGGTTATAGAAAAATAAGTGGAGCCGGTGCTTACTTTTCTCCACGTTCCGCTCAAAGATGTCCCGCCGCCATTGTATGTATTGGCGCCGTTACTTCTATTTGCGCCAAAAGAAGACCAAGTTGACCCTGTTCCTTGCGGCCCAGTGTTTGGCGTCCATCCGTACCGCAGATCACTGCCTGCAACCGTGGACCCAACTGCAACATCGGTATTTGTCGCAATGATTAGCACCGCGTAGCTGCCGATGTCGCCCAGTCCAGTCATGGACACCGCGCCGGTCAAGCCGTTGACGCTGGTGACAGGCGCTGAGGCAGGCGCTTGGCTTACCCAAGTAGACCCGTTGGATGTCAGCACGTTGCCCGAGGTGCTGGGGGCCACCGCTTGAACGCCCGAGGTTCCGTTTCCCAGCAGGACGTTGTTGGCAGTCAGGGATGTTTGACCAGTGCCGCCGTTGGCAACAGGCAGCGTGCCAGTGACGTTGGAGCCCAGGTTGCAGAACGTCGTTGACGATGTGCCGGTGCCGCCGTTGGCAATCGCCAGAATGCCCGTGAAGCTGATGTTCGGCGTAGCACCGCCGCTAGATGCCAGCGGCGAAGACGCGGTAACGCTAAGGACACCGCTAGACGGCAGGGCTGCACTGGTCCATGTTGTACCGTTCGATGTCAGCACGTTGCCCGACGACCCGGGAGCCACCACCTGAACGGCTGAGGTGCCGTTACCGAGCAGGACGTTGTTGGCCGTCAGAGACGTTTGCCCTGTACCCCCATTGGCGACAGCAACCGTGCCTGTGACATTTCCGGCAGTTGTAGCGCTCGTTGCACTTGTAGCCGTTCCAGCGTTTCCTGAGATATTTATACCCCAAGTACCAGAAGCACCTGATCCACTACGACTGGGAACATCTAAATTTGTTCTTGCAGTTCCGGCATCTGTGGCTCCTGTCCCGCCATTAGCAACCGCAACTACTCCGGTGACGTTTGCCGCAGTGCCAGTCGTGTTTTGATTAAGCGTCGGCACATCAGCCGCTTGAATAGCAGACATGACAACGTTAGATCCGTTGCCGCGCAGGTACTGGCCACTAGTCGTTGCGCCCGCTAATGCGTTTATAGCGGCCTGGGTAGTTGTTTGACCCGTCCCGCCATTAGCAACTGCCAAAACGCCGGTAAAGCTGATGTTTGGCGTCGTTCCACCACTAGACGCTAGCGGAGACGACGCCGTTACGCTGGCAACACTAACAGGCAACGCAGTGCTCTGCCAAGTCGTCCCGTTCGATGTCAACACGTTGCCCGAAGTGCTGGGGGCCACCGCTTGAACGGCTGAGGTGCCGTTGCCGAGCAGGACGTTGTTCGCAGCCAGCGTGGCTGCGCCCGTGCCGCCATTCGCAACCGGCAGCGTGCCCGTCACCCCCGTGGTCAGAGGCAGCCCCGTAGCGTTGGTCAGCACCGCCGCAGACGGCGTACCCAGCGCAGGCGTCACCAACGTAGGCGAAGTAGCCAGGACGATGCCGCCCGTGCCCGTGACATTCTGCCCCAGCGCCGTGGCTACGCCCGTGCCAAAAGCGGTGATCCCTGTACCACCAGAAGCCACCGGCAGCGGAGCGCCGAGGGTCAGCGCGGCAACATGCGTGATCCCCTCAACAACGTCTGTACCCCCGTCGTTCATCTTCAACACCATCGAGGCGTTGACCGGGACCACCACACCCGTCTGCCCAACGACCTTGACCGTCACCGCGCCATCGGAGCCGTTCCTGACGAAGAAGAGCTTGTTGACCGTGTTCGACCGCGCAGGGACTTGGATCTCGCGTGCGCCCCCGGGCGTGCCGAAGGCGTAGATGAACATGCTCCGGCCATCAGACACCGCGCCGTCAGACAGCGTCAGGACGAAGGGCCCCGCAGCCGTGACATCCACGCGCACCTGACCGGCTACCGCCTGATCGACCAGATCGGTGAGCCCGCTGTTGACCGTGGTGCCCCAGCCCGCGTCGCCCAGCCCCGGCTTCGTCAGCCGCAAGCCCGTGGTGTAGGTGTTTGCCATGATGACCTCAAGTTTGGATCTCGGTCCAGCCAGGAGCCTGCGTGTCGTTGATCTGGACCCAGCCCGGGGACTGAGCCGTTACCACATTCTGCCAGTTCGGATTCTGATTGTCATCTATTGGATTCCAGAGGTAGCCGCCAACAACCACATCCGTGATCGTGCCCCCGTCGCTGAGCGAGACGTTGAAGGTCGAGCCCGCAACAGCAGGCGCGTCCAGCGCCAGGACAAGTCCCTGCACCACCGGGTTGAACGTCGAGGCGGCAACCGCAGGAGAGTCCAGCCCTTGGGCGGTCTCGTTGACTGCGGAAACGAAGATGACGAGCGCGGAAGTGGCGTCAGCGCCTGCTGCAAGCTCTGCCACTGCCGTGGCGAACACCATCTTGGCGGCAAGCGCGTCCGAGCCCGTGGCCGTGTCCGAGAAGGACGCCGGGAACACCATCAGCGCCGCAGGAGCATCAGCACCTGTGGCCGTATCACTGAGCGCCGCGCCAAAGGTCGATGCAGCTACCGAGGGCAGATCGAAAAGGGTTGCCGTGTCAGACAGGCTTGAACCGAAGACCGAACCCGCTGCATCTGGTGCGTCCGTGCTTACAACGGTATCCGAAACCTCGGCACTAAACGACGACGCAAGAACTACAACCGCGTCAGTGCCTGTTACTGTATCCGTGAGGCTGGGGGTAAAGACCGACGCAGCGACAGCGAAGGCATCAGCACCTGTAGCTGATTCAGAAATAGCCGTTAGAACTACATATCCACCGGCAATCGCGTCGGATGCTACGGCGGTGTCGGCAAATGATGCTGTGAAGTCCACCAAGGCGGTGGGGGAATCCACAAGAGATGCCGCGTCAGAAAGAGCGACGCTAAGACTCGCCGTAACGGTAAGTGTATCTTGTATACCAACAGTTTCAGCGGTTTGGGCGCCGAAAACAGACGCGACTACCGACGAAGCGTCCGCACCCGTAGCGGTGTCGGAGAGCGATACGACAAACACAAGGCCTGCGGAAATGGTGTCTGAACCAGTGGTGGTGTCAGAGAAAGATGCGCTAAGGGTAAGGGCAGCGCTGAAAGCGTCCGCGCCCGTGGCGGTGTCGGAGAACGAGACGTTGAACGTCGTGCCGCCTGCAGCCTGAAACAGCCAGCCCAGCGAGCCGTTGTTGGTCGAGTTGGCCCCGGCGTACCACGTGGTGTTCAGGTCGTAGGCGCGGATGCCGGTGATCGTCAGGTAGTCAGGCGTGGTCACCGTGCCCGAAGTCAGCACCAGCGTCGCGGGGGAGGACGCAGACGTCCCCGTCAGCGTCAACACCCTACCAGATTCGCCAGCAGCAGTGAAGTTGCCAACCGTCTGCGTTGTGGTGCCGAAGTTGATGGTGGTGGCACCAGTGGCTTTGTAGGTGTTAGTGATGTTGGCGAAGGTGTTGTTGCTGCTGATGGTGAGCGTGCCTGCGCCGCCTTGGTTGAGGGTGATGCCGCTGTAGGAGACGCCACCACCTGCGAATGTCTTGGCAGATGCAGAGGTGAGGCTGATGGTGCCGGTGCCGGTGACGGTGAGGTTGGTGGATGTGGCTGCGTTCCATGCTGTACCGGAACCAGCAAGCGTCCACGTACCTGACCCAACTGCAATAGTTCTAGTGTTTGAATTAGAAGAAGAAAGAGCGCCGGCAGACATCGTTACGCTATATGCGCCCGCATCAAATGTGCCCATTGTGAGCGTCAAAGACGTTGCGTTTGATGTAAACGCATCTTGTAATGTTAATGAGCCACTAGGGGAATTAACAGTGATGCCGCCCGTAAAAGTCTGACCAGCACTTGTAAGAGTTTGACTTGTTCTTCCAGAAAATGTCGTGTTAATATTGTTGGATAAACTTACGCCTGTACCATTGATCCAATTACCGTAGATTGTTGGCTCTACTGAACGAGCCAACGTCATCGTATTCGTCGTCCTGGCCGACATGTCGATGGTGCCGATGTTGTAGGCAGCGTTGATGGTGACCGTGGCTCCGCTGTTCAGCCCTGTAGCTTCAAAGAAGCAGGTGTCTTGCGCGAGAGGGAAGTCGTTGATGTTCGGCGTGCCGCCGCTTGACGTAGCCCATCCAATAGCACCACCCCAGTTGCCGCCAGCAGCAAGGTTCCAATACTTATTCGCCGCAGCCGTGAACGTGACGCCGCTGTTGCCCTTGCAGTCTCCGATGCGCGTGCCAGAGGCAGGGGCAGCAGCACCAGCGATGGTGATGTCTCTGAAGTCAACGTCAGTGAGGCTGACAGCAGCACAGGTCAGTGTGCGTGTGGTGCCGATGGTGTCAGAGCGAACGAAGTGACGCATCGTGGCGTTGGTGCCTGCTGAGCAGGTGAAGGTGCCGGTGATGGTCTGGTTTGCTGTGACGCTGATGATCTTTAAACCAGCAGAGGTGATGCCGGTGAAGGACAGGTTGTTGAAGCTGTTGGCTCCGTTGATGGTGACGGTGCCTGCGGATGTGCTGGTGAAGGCGACGTTGTAGAAGGTTTGGTTGTTGCCGGAAAAAGTAATACCAGAGGCGCTGATATTTAACTGAGAAGTTCCCGCATTAAAAGTAAAACTAGATCGACTGGTTTCTGTCGTATTAAAAGTAAAACCAGATGATAGGGTTATAGTTCCTGAGCTAAATTTAACATCTTTTGTTGTGTTAGCGGGGGTTGAACTTAGCGTTAATTCTCCAGCAGTCAGATTATAAGAAGAAAGATCGAGACCTCCTTCACGTATGATAAATTGACCTGTGCCGCTGTTCAACGCACTACCCAGCGCCCATTCACATCCAACGCCGTTCACCGTAATCGTTGAAGCTAACGTCACACCATTGGTCGTCAACGTCTTGCCCGACGTAGACCCTGACAGCGTGATAGCGCCTGTGTACGTCCTCGTCAGCCCCGTCGCAGGCAGCGTCACATTGCCGTGAATACCGTCAATAGCTGTACTGCCCGCCAGCGTCACGTTGCCGCTTGCTGGGCCTGCAATGGTGAGAGACTTCATCCTGATGCCACCAGTGACAGCATTCACCGTGGCTGTGTAAGCTGTGGCGTTGGACAAACTGTCAAAAACAACATCATCATGGCTTCTCGGCACAGACGCGCCTGAGCCGCCACCAGACGACGTAGACCAGCGGGCGGTGTCGCTCCAGTTGCCTGTGCCACCAACCCAGTAGCGTGTGCTGTCGGCAGGCTTGGCTGTGCGGTAGACAGGCGCTGCTGCCGTGCCTGTGCTGTTGGCACCTGCGTAGAACTCACCAGGGCTTGTGGCGGCAAAGCCAATGGAGCCCATCGCAAGGTAGTCGATGCTGTCTGTACAGGCTCCAGCGAGGATGTGGGCAGTGCCTGTGCCAGTGAGCGTGACGACGTTGCCTGCTGTACCTGTCACCGTCCATTTGCCGAAGGTCTGTGCCGTGCTGCCAAGGGCAATGGTGTGGGCTACGGTTTTGGTCGAAGCGAGTTCGGTGAATTGGTTGTTGCCGACTATGGTCAGCGTGCTGGTGCCAGTTGTGCCGCCAATGGTGAGTTTGTTGTAGGAGAGGAATCCACCAGCGAAAGTGCGGGCGGTTGTGCTGGTGTCAGACAAAACAATGTTGGCAGTGTTTTTATAGAAGTTGAGGTTGGTTGTGGTTGGTGTATTCCAAACAGTGCCCGTGCCAGCCAATGTCCAAGTGCCAGAACCCATTTTTAGCGTTCTTGCTGTAGACCCTGTAATGGATACTACCCCAGCCGTGACGTTATACGACACAGCGTCAAACGTGCCAGATGTTAGGGCCAGGGTACGTGTTGAGCCAAGCGACAACGCATCAGCAAGCTGGACAACACCAGTAACGGAATCTATCGTGATAGGACACCCAAACGTAATACCGTTACTGGTGATGGTCTGCGTTCCACGTTTGGCGAACGTGATCGTGCCTGTCGTACTAGATGACGTCACACCCGTGCCAAACTTCCAATCGCCATAAACAAACGGAGTGTTAGTGCTGGTGGTGAGCGTCATCGCACTAGTCCGCAACGACGCATCAAACGTGCCGATGTTCCAAGCAGCATTGATGGTGATGGTGCCCGTCACACTACCAGCAGCTTCATCAAACACAGCCGTGTCTTGTGCCAGCGGGAACTGATTGATGTCGGGCGTTCCACCAGACGATGGTGCCCAAGCCGTTGCAGACCAGTTCTGTGCTCCAGCAAGGTTCCAATAGACGGTCTTGGCCGCAGGGAAGGTGATGCCGCTGTTGCCGCCACAGTCGCCTGCACGGGTCGGAGAAGAGCCTGCTGCGGTGCCGGTAATGGTGATGTCGCGGAAGTCGCAGTCTGTGGCCGACAGTGTGCCCACAGTGAGTGTGCGGGTGGTGCCGAGGGTGTTTGAACGGACGAAGACGCGACGAACAGGGGAAGCGCCTGCAACGGTGAGGGTGCCGGTGATGGTGAAATTTCCGTTTACAGAAAGCGTCGCAAAACCCGCCGTTGTTGGTGCGGTAACAGTAATGTTGTTAAATGTGGCTGCCCCCGTAAGCCCATAAGTAATTGTAGGGCTACCGACTCTATTAAAGTTAAAATTGTAGAAAGTCAACCCACTTCCGGATGTAGAAGCTACTTCGATACTCCCAAGAGAGTTTATTGTTGATATTGTTGAAGTCCCTGCGTTAAAAGTAAAATTAGTTGTATTTCCAAAAGCACAAGCAGTGTTGCCATCGGTTGTAACTGTACTCGACCCCAGTGTTATCGTCCTGACGTTGCTGTTGCTGGACGACAGAGAGCCTGCGGTGACGTTGTAGTTTTTGGTGTCGAAGGTGCCGTTGGTGATGGTGAGGGTGTTACCACCGATGTTTAGCGCGTCGGCGAGTTCGACTGTGCCGCCGTAGGAATCGACGGTGATTGCACCTGAAAGAGTCTTCCCGGCGCTAGTAATAGTCTGTGTATTACGACCTGAAAATGACAAGATATTAGAATAGCTTTGAGTTACCCCACTACCAAGCACCCAATTTCCATACACCGTGTAAGCCGTCGATCCAGCCAACGTCATCGCGTTCGTGCGCGTAGACATCGTGACCGTACCTGTGTACGGAACCGCGCTATCAAGCGTCACCGTAGCCGACGTATTCAGCCCCGTGTTCTCGATAACAGCCGTGTCTTGGGCCAGCGGGAAGTTGTCCGTGCTGACCGCGCCGCCAGAGCTTGCGGCCCAGTTGTTGCCGCTCCAGTTGCCACCAGCGGCTTGGTTCCAGTAGACGGTCTTTGGCGTGCTGAAGGTGATGCCTCTGCAGCCTCTCAGGTCTCCAACACGCGTGCCGCTGATGGGCGCGGCTGTGCCGATGACGTAAATGTCTCGGAAGTCTGCGTCGGTCAGGCTTGGGGCTGAGTTGATGGTGAGGGTTTGGGCGATGCCGTAGGTGGTGCCTCTGAACCAGACTCTGCGGTTGCCTGCTGTGCCGGTGGTGGAGAGGGTGCCGTTGATGGTCTGGCGGGAGTCGAAGGTGACTTGACGAACGCCTGCGGAAGATGGTGCTGTGATTGTTAGGTTGTTGAAGGTGTTGGGGCCTGCTATTGTTAACAGATTAGAGGTGGCTGCTGTTGCAGATACATTATAAAAAGTAAAACCTGCCGCAGCGCCTAAAGTAATATTCGTAGCACTATGAGTTAATTGAATAGTAGATGTTCCTGCGTTAAAAGTAAGATTGGTAGATAAGGTGAATACAAGAGGATTATTACCACTCAAGGATACAGTACTACTACCTAAATTAATGGTTCTTGCAACAGAAGTTGACGAGTCAATGGCAAATGCCGAAAGATTGTAATTGGCTGTATCAAATATGCCTTGAGTTATTGTAAAATTTCCCCCGGCTGAGATTGTTAGCGCATCACCTAGTGTTACTGTACCTCCCGGAGCATTAATACCAAGCGTTTGAATAGTTTTTCCGGCAGTGGTCAAAGTTCCCGTGCCAGTTATTATTAGCGCCCCGGTATATGTAAACGTCATCCCTGCCGCAAGTACTAGCCCGCCTCCTAAAGTAATAGGAGAACTGCCCGCCAACGCTCCCGTAAATCCTGTGCAGTTGATGGACTTGGCACCAGTGTTGCCGGTAGAGATGGTGCAGGTGCCGGTGGAGGCAGCGTCAAAGAAAACGTCGTCAGCGCTGGTAGGGACGCTAGCCCCTCCAGCGCCACCAGACGTAGCTGACCACTTGGTTCCGGCAGTGCCGTCCCAAGCTGCTGTACCACCAACCCAGTACCTGTCAGCCATCTCTTATACCTTGTAGTACCAGACGCCGTCGATCTCGACCAGCTTTGCGCCAGACGGAGGCACACCCTCTAGTTTCTGATACACCTCACCAGCAATCTCTTTGGTCGTCTCAGGCTCCGGTGCAGGCGGCGCAGTCACTACAGCAATCCAGTTGTCTCGCCGCTGCTCCTTCATCGCCTCAATCTCAGCCTCTGTGAAGCCGTGATCATCAGGCAGATGAAGAGCGTCTGCAAACTTGCCGTGGGGGGTGTCGAAGGAGAAGTCAATCTTAATCATGGTCTTCAAAGAAAGACACCCGCCTAGACGGGTGTCTTTTTCAGGGTTGCTGAAGATCAGGCCGCATCGAGGGAAAAAGTGTAACTAACATTCAGCGTGTCTCCGTTAGCCACCGTTCGATCACCCGGCGCGGCAAAGTCGGCGGCCGAGAACAACGTACCCGTCGTCCCGCCCTTGGTGTTGTTGGAAGTTAGGAACGCCCCACCAATAGTTGCCGATGCATTGATGTTGAACGATGCGGGGGATGCTGTATTGCTGATGACCGAAGGATCTGCCGTCGTTGCGGTACCGAACGTGCAGGTGGGGCGGTTAGCGTTGCTATAGCCCGTCTCCTCCGTCCATCCCGCATGGCTCGCCATCGTGTTACCCGCCGCAGGGTTGTTGCTCGACGCAGCGCCGTAAAGGCCGATGTACCACGTAGTGATGGCTGCTTGGCCACCCAAAGCTGCGGCGTTCATATACTGAAGGCCCTCGTTGACCACGAGGTTGTGGGACTCCGCCTCCCACTTCAGCACGCCAGCCTTGTCAAAACACTGGAGTTTGAAGACCCCACCAGCCTTGGCGCGGGCATCCGGCTCGACCTTGCGCACAACGGACGCCGCCATCGTATCGACGGCCTTGGATTTGATCAGCATGATGTTTCCTTATGCAAAGCGCAACAGCGCAGTTGAGGCGGTTGCCGCCGGGAGTTGAACAGTGAACGTACCTGATGCGGTCTTATCGGCGCCGAAGTCGATGACAGCTATGGCGCGGTCGGCCTTGCTGACGTTGTAGATCAGCGCACCCCGGCAGACAAACGATGCACCGGACCATACCGGGTTGTTAAACGTCAGATACGCCGTGGTGCCAGAGAGCAGGACTTGAGCCCCGGTGATGATCTCACCGCCAGCGGTGTACCCTGCGCCGACAACTTCACCAGCGGTCGTGTAAACCGTCGTGGCTTGGCTCAGGTTCGCGTTGGCCGTGTACAAGGCCATCTTCAGCGTGTCCGTGTCAAGATCATGAATGCCCAGCCAGGACTCCTGCTTGAACGAAGAACACATTCCCTGGAGGATAGGCATGGCTTACCTCACAGGATTGCGCACTTGACCGCTTCGATAAGCGTCCATGCGGTTCTTCCCGTCACCCAGGTTCTTGAGCAGTACGAACGATTCGTTGAACTGATTCTGGTACATCGCCATCAGATCTTGCTCAGTCTTCATAAACCGACCCGCCTCAACCATGACGGCGTTAAACAACACGCTATCAAAGTTGTCACCCAGCCATGACGTAGTGGCCGTGACGATGCTCTCCGGGTAGTAGAAGTAGTGTAGTTCTGCAGTGAACCCTGCGGCAGGCGTGGGGCCCAAGATGAAGGTCAGTTCCGTTGGCAGGTTATAGACCGGGCCGAACAGCGCGTAGTACTTCGGAGTACCTGTGACCGTTGGATTTGGGTAGCTTTCCCGAATGAAGTTGACATCCTTGTCGATCAGGAATGTGTATTCACCGCCGCCCGTGGGAAACACCGCAAGAGAGTAGACCGACAAAAAGTCGTTGGGCGCAGCAAGGTATTGATTCCCGGCACTGATGGTGCCGGTCATGTTCTTGCGAAGCGCGGGAAGTTGAACGCTGTTGTAGATCTTCTGCTCTGCCAGCTTCGTGAGCAACGCAAAGTCAGTAGCCGAGAACGTGTTCTCGGTCGTATCCTCAACAGCGGTCTTCAGCTCAGTGTAGTTCACGCCATCGGCCCCCGGGCCATGAAGCCCTTGGTTTGAGCCTTACCGCCGCGCACCTTGATGCCGGAGGTCTTGGCCGCAGGCGGGCACGGGGCGGTGGACTCAGCGCCCACGACAAGGCGCGGGGGAGTGCGCTCGGAGACGCCTACAGAGGGCGTGGCGACTCGTTTGGCCTTCATGTCACTTCCCCTTGCGCCCGACCGGGCCTTGGTTAGCGACGCGGGCCATGTTGCGGCCCATCTGCTGAGCGGCTTGCGTGGTGACACCGCCCTTGGCGAGCTTGGCACCGGGGCCGTGGGCAACGCCCGCGGGCTTCTTGGCGTGGGCCCGGAGGGCTTTCATGGCGTCTTTCATCTTCAACTCCTTTGGGCTACGCCCACGTGAATGATAGCGCCAACAGGCGCGTTAGGAAACAGTGACTTGCCCAACTTCTCCCCGCCCGACCAAGAGGTTCGGCGTGAGCGGGTCCGTGAAATCTCTTGCACCGCCAATCGGGTTCCAACCCCACTGGGTGACCAGCATGCCCTCGCCGGGGAAGCCGTCTTGGTTCGGTCCAGTGCCACTGGTGTTGGTGAGTTGTAGGCCGTTGGTGCCGGACTGATACCACGTATTGGTGTCCGGGCGTGGGTCACGGATGGCCTGGGGGTCACTTACGGGGAACATCCCAAGCTGCAGTTGCGGCTGATCCGGCGTCCAACACTGCTGACAAGCCTTGATCTGTGTCTGTTTGGTCTTGACGACGAGGTTCTTCAGTTTCTTCAGGTCAAAACGAAAGCCACAAACGTCGCAAAAACCGAACGCTTTTCTTCCGTTTGCGAAGCGATTAGCCATGTCAGATCACGAGATGAATTGTTGACGCGGGACAAAGCGCACTGCGCTTTTGTCGCGATCTTCCGCCATAGCTAAATCAAGATCCTGATCGTATTGCGCTTTGAGCATAGGGATGCGTTCTGCGGCCTGAGGAATCTTCAGTGCCAGATAGTAGGCAAGACCAGAAATCAACGGCGGGATAAAACGGAACGGAATGTCTTGTGTATAAGTTCCGCCTGTGCCCGGATCTTGTAGCCTACGCAAGCGCCAATACACAAACTGATACACGCCTGTCTGGTCGGGCGTGGGCCACACGACGATCTGGGGCGTCGGGGCTTGGCGGTTGATCCACACCTGAATGGGCCGCGCCTGCTGGAGCTTGTTGGGGATCGAAGAGTAGGTGCTGACGCTGATGCGCGTGATGGTCAGATCGACCTGAGTCGAGACGTTGCCTGCCCCCGTGCGGATGACATGCTCCAAGAGGTCAACGGTGTCCTGCGGGAGGTTGTAGGTGTTGGTGCCCTGCGTCAAGTTGATTGCACTGCTGTCAATAGTCCAAAGATTTATACCTAAATTTGACCACCCAGCCAGTAGTATGGACAGCGAACGCCGCGCAGTACGCAAGTCATAGCCTGTCCTGAGTTCCGAAGCGCACCGCTCATGCGCTTCTTCAACAATCTCATTTAGGTCTGGATTCCAAACGGCAACACCGGAAGTGGTCATTTTTCTTTCCTAAACGCCCAGCCTTTTGAGCGTGCCTGTCTTCTAATTGCCTGCGAAATAGCTTGTAGGCTTACACCGAGTTCATCTGATGCAGCTTTTAGTGTGCCCCAACGCTTTTCTCCATGTACGGGATGGACACCAACAACTGCCGTCGCCATATGGTTAGCTGCACCACGCTGACGATCCCCTTGGCCGTAAAAAGGGTTCTTTTCGCCGCGTAGCAAGCCTTTGGCTTGCATCAAAGCCGCGTGCTCAGGACGTTTTTTACCGCGCCAAGGATTGTTTAGTGAAAGAGCGGCTTTATGCTCCGCCGACAGCGTGCGACCTTTTTGCCACAGCAAAGCTGCCGCACTCATTTTTATTTTTGTTTCTTCAGAATGCTTACGCGTTTTACCGATAGCCGATAGTTTTGCGCGAGTCTCTTCTGAAACAACACGAAGTTTCGCCGCTGCACTCATTTTTGCCCGCGCTTCCGGCGTTTTAGATAACGCTCTTAGCTTTGCTCTTGTTTCGTCACTACGTTTGATTCCTAGCAGTGCTTTCGAGATTGCCGCCGCCACGTCAGGGTGGGAAGACGGTGCGATATCACCGCGATCCAAAATGTTTACAAGGGTGCCGAAGGGTCTAAAGTGCGCGATAACAGCGGCCTCTTCTTCAATGGCTTGCGCTTGGGTCAGCCCGTCAGCCAACAAAATGACTTCGTAGCCGTACTTCGCCACCGTATGCTGCCAGTGCGCGTTGCGACCGCGCGTAGACCATGCACGCTGCCGCGTACCCTTACCGATGTAAAACAACGTGTTGTCGGGTTTAGCGTGAGCGTACACGTAGTAGGTCATCTAAACCTCGCCGTCTTCTGCGCTATGCCCTTGGGTTGCTTGACAAACTGCTTGCCCGCTGCCTTACCTGCCCGCTTCGCTCGCGTTGTTGCGGCGTACTCAGCAGGGCTGAGTGCCTTGATTGCCGCCTCCGGGAGATAGCGCTCGCCGGTCTTTGACGAAGGCTTGCCGCTCCGCGTTGTCCAACGCTGCTCTGTCCAATCCTTAAGGGATTTCTGAGGGGCTTTCACTTGTACCCACCGCCGCGTTGTTTGTACTGCTTAGCAAGCAGTTGTGCCTTCCTCGCGCTCCATTGCCCTGCAGCGGTGCCTTGTGTCTCGCGTGCCTTGATGGACTCAAAGAGCGCCTTACGCATCCCGGGCTTGGTGTAGTTGCCCGCCTCGTTGACGCGGCTCTCGCCGCCCTTGGCGAAGGCTTTCGCCTTGGGCATCTTGGCGGGGTTGATGCACCCCATCCCACGGGAAGCCCTCATACCATCCGCCCCTTGGTCTTGCCTCGCTGCGCGATGCCGTCGCCCCGGCCCCGGGACGGGGCCTTCACCTTGCCGCCCTTCTTGAACGGCACTGCGTCAGGGTCGCGCACAAGCGCCTCTGTGGCCCTGGGAGCCCGTGCAGGGGCTGAGCCCAAGGCCCGACCGATCCGCGCCGCCAGCGGCGCACCAGCCACCGAGGCAAGGCCCGTGAGCGCGTTGAGCGTGTTCTCACGGTACCGATCCCGAGCTTCCTCGTTGCTCTCCAGCGCGGGTAGGCGCTTCAGCCGCTCGGCAACAGCTTGCGCATCAGGGCCGACAGGCTCCGCACGCCGCATAGGGGCCGTAGAGACATCTCGGGCGGTTCTGCCGGGAGACAGCCCTCGCCCTGCGCCGGGACCTGTGCGTTGCGCACGTTCCTCAGCCGTCTCGGTACTGTATGTCTTTCCGCGCCAGGGGAAGTCGGACTTGCCCGCCGCCTTCGCCGCATTGAACGCCTGCCCAAAGGACAGGTCGTCATACCCGTCCGCATAGCGCGACAGAATCCGAGCGCGTTCGCGCTGCTTCTCGATAGGCGTGGCGGAAGCCCGTGCAGCTCCTGCACGGCGCAACGCGGCGCGGGCGGCGTCCTCGGCGCTCATCTCACACCATCCTGCCCTTGGTGTGGCCCTTGACGGCGCAGCCGTCTGCGCGGGTGACGCCGCCCTTGGCGAACTTCTTGGCCGGAGGCTTGGGCGCGGGCTTCGGGTAGTCCTTCTTGGTCTGCTCAGCAGCTTTGCGCTCAGCAGCACGCCGCTGCGCCGGAGGCAGCGCGGAGGCTTGGTCGATGTCGACCGGGGGCGGGCCCATTTCCTTCGTGTACATGGTGTGTCCTTTCAGCAGGCTTTGCCGCCGTACGCCATCTTCTTGGGCTTGCCGCCCTTGCGCAGGCCGTACTCGGCCTTCTCCTTGGCGATCATAGCCTTGGGCGCACCCTTGGCCTTCATGAACGCGACCTCGGCCTTGCCGTGAGCCTTGTCCGCAGGCTTCTTGGCTTCCTTCTTCATGAACGGGGGGAGGGGCTTCTTCACGGGGGACTCCTTGACGGCACCGCCGTCGTTATGGGCCTTCGGCCCGACGAACTTCTTCGCTACGCTCGCTGGGACATCGGTCTTGCCCGCAAGCGAGGCGTACATGAAACGCCTCTGGCGTTCGGACTTAATCGGCATGGGACTTACTCTTCAGTCCCAACAACACCGAGATTTCTTTCCCGGTAATCATCTCAATGATCCGCAGTCCTGTCCAGATGATCGTGAACAACGCAGCCACAGCAGGAAGTACCTGCATCAAGGTGCCGACAACAGTCATCACCGACAGCCCATCGGCCACTGTCTTGACGGTATCAACGTGCTCTTGTTTCATCTCAGCAGTTCCACGCTTTGAGTGACTTGTTGATGCGGGAGTTCGGGTCTTTTGCTGTCTTCTCGCTTGTCAGCTTTGCCTTCATCCCTTTCATCCTCGAACAGAATGACTCCCGTCGGGCCGCATCTTTCTCGGTCTTCGGATTTGGAGCCGGAGGCTTCAACCCCGGCTTACCCGGGTTAGCGGCGTTATATGACGCCCGCCCCTTAGCGTTGAGTCCCCCTTTTGGGTTCTTGCCTTCCTTGCGGGTCCAAGCGGGGGTCTTAGCCATACATTACCGTGGCAGTTGTGCCGGTGCCGGTGGTGGCATAGATACCTGTCTGGGCCAGAATGCCCTCGCCAGGAAACAGCATGTACAAAGAGGCTGCCGCCGCTGCGGGCGTGAAAGAAAACAGCGTTGGCCCGCCATTGCCGTCAGTGATGGTCAACGCACCCGCGCTGGCGGTGAATGTCATGGCAATGGCTTTGATGCGCGTGCGATAGGTCGTAATTGACGCGCTCGTGGCTGCGCCAACTGAACCTGCACTGACGTCAGTTTGCATCATATGGAACTCCGGTGGAAAAACGCCCCCGAAGGGGCGTCAGGATCAAACCTGCGACGGGTTCGCAGAACCGTCGTCGGCACGCACCACGTAGTTGATGATGATCGTCGCCGCGCCCGTGGTCAGGCCCGCACCGGCCAGCGTGTAGGTCACGATGGCGTCGGTCGCACCGACGTTGAGCCAGCCGCCCGGGGTCGTCGCGTTCGCGGTCAGAGCCACACCGCCCACGTTGGTCACCGTGCCGTTGGTCGTGAAGTCCACACCACCGATGCTCAGCTTGCAGGTCGTCGCCGCGCTGAAGACCGTCGTGGTCACGACGTTGACCGAAGTCACCTGAGCGCCTGCAGGCAGGACGAAGGCCGTGCCCGTCAAGGTGCCGAACACCACGTTGGCGGATTGGGAGACCACCGTGGCCCCCATGTTGCGGATCGTGCCCGCCGTCGTGCCGGTCGTGTTCTTGACGGTGCCCAGCAGCCAGGGGCCGAGATGTGAAGCGAATCCCATGATGGTTCCTCAGATGCCCCTACCGTCTTGAGGACGAGTCCGCCGAGTCGGTCGGTAGGGAAGTTGGTCTCGGGTTGGCCCGAGCCTAGCACACTCAGCCCCAAAAGAAAAGGCCCCCGAAGGGGCCTTGAGTCACGCCAGGATTGCTCAGCTTGCGCCGGGGGAGCCGAACATCCCCAAGGGATCAGAACACCCGAAGCTGTAGCGCTCGCGGGCCTTGTACCGGCTGTTGCCGGTGTCGAAGTCCGCGTCCATCGAGGTCGCCAGGGGCACACGCACGAAGTGCTTCAGCCCGTTGGGGACATCGGTCTTCAGGAACCACGCGTTGGTGTCGGTCAGGAAGTGGTTGACCGTGTAGCCCTCGGGGATCGAGCCGTTGTTCTTCAGCGCGTTGATGTCGTTGTCGGTCGTGCCCACACGGAGATTGGTCTCCAGCAGACGGGTCGCAACGAACATCAGGGCCGGAGGAACGATCAGCTTCCGAGGCTTGGCAGCGATCAGCAGGCCGCGCTCGTCCGTCCACGCAGCGATCTGGATGACCGCGTTCTCCAGGGAGGTTTCATTCAGGTCCGAGGCAACCGTGGGGCGGTTGCTGTTGGTGCCGCCAGAAACCAGCGGGTGAGCCGTCGAGAACAGCGGCTGGCCGTCACCGAAGGTGAAAGCCGCGTTGAAGCCGTTGTTCAGGATGGACGCCGCCTTGACCTGCTTGGTGTAGGACATCGCCCGGGCCAGAGCCTTGGTGTACCGCGCCGACAGGCTGTCGTACAGGTTGTCTTCCATCGCCTCTTCGGTGATGGAGAAGCCCATTGCGATGGTCTCGTGGTTGTAACGAGCGGTCCAGGCTTCCTGCGCATTGTCGTACGCGATGGCTTGGCCTTCGTTCTTCACCGGAGCGGCGCTGAAGCCGGAGAGCTTGGTCTCCTCTTCAAACGAGCGGTCGGAGGTCTCCGTTTCGTAGATCTCCTTGTGCTCCTCGCCGTAGCGCTTGTACTCCAGACCGAACAGGGCGTTGAGTCCAGGGAGAAGCTCCTTGAGGAGCTGTGCACGAGAAATTGCCATGATTCAGACTCCTTAGACGCCAGCGGCGATCAGGTACGAGTGGTAGCCGAAGTTCCAGCCGACGATCACCTCGGGGTAGCCGATGAAGCTGACCGAGGTACCGCTGGAGGCCGTGACGCTGGCGCTGACCGTGATAGTGTTGGTGCTGGTGACCACACCCGTGACCGTCAGGTTGCTGCCCGGGGAACCCGCCGTGGTGCCACTGATACCGTCGATGACGCACTGCATGCCCGGAACGATGCCCGTGGTGGACGGGACCGTGAAGGTCGTCGCGCCCGAGGGGGACGAGGACAGCGCAGTAGCCACCGTGACGGCGGTCTCAGGTACCAGTTGGATCACGCGCAGGCAGGGCGAAGTGCCCGCACCGGTACCGACCGTCTGGCGGATGTTGCCAGCCACCGACGAAGCCACCGTGGGGTTGCCACCCGAGACACCGGCCAGCGAGTTGCCAGTTGCCGTCGAGCCGCCGTTGCCGGCGATCAGGAAGGCGTTGGTGCCGAGGAACGACGGCGACATGTAACCGATGGTCGTGCCGGTGTTCAGTTGGGTGTTGGCGCTGCCTTGCGGTTGCGCGATCACCGCTGCCTTGAACAGGGCGTTCGGGTCGTCCAGCACGTAGGCCACCGCGTTGGGGGCGTTGGTGCTTGCCGGGTAGTACTGCTGACGCAGCTTGCCGTAGATCGGGCCGGCCCCCGTGCTGTATTCACAGCCGAGGAAGACGCCGACGATGTCACCAGCCGCAGCGGCAGACTGCGTGTCCGCGTTGTAGGGCGTGATGATGGCGTTGCCGTTGGACAGACCGACCACATCCCCATTGAAGATGTTGGTGGCGTAGCCTTGGCCGATGGGGATCATCCGGGTGGAACCCGCGAACGGGATACCGCCCTTCAGATTGACCGGAACAAGGCCGTAGGGCTTGTCAATCGAGGGGTAGGACATTTATAACTCCTAGTTTGCTGCACCGCGTCCGAATTTCACCTCGGTGCTGCGTTCACGGAACAGCGGCATCCGACGATCATTCTCGCGCATGAACGAATTGTCCACCGACTGCATCTGCCCGTCTGCCATCTTCTGGAAGTGAGCGTTGCGTTGTTGGACAAACTCCTTGGGGGTTTTGCAAAGCATGAGACCACCCACCTCGATGCAGTCCGGGAAGCGAGCGTTGCTGCTGCCCATGTGCATGATCTCGGGGTGTTCGGATGCCTTGACGGGCTCCCAGCCCTCGCGGAGCTTCGAGGTTACATTGGTCGGGTCATTCTGACCCAGCGTACTGATGCGAATCCAACGGAATTCGTAGCCTTCCTCCGGGTTGGGAGAGGGCAGAAGCTCCGGCAGCATCCACTGCTTCGGACGCTCGGAACGAGCGCGAGTGTCCAGTTCACGGGGGGTTCGTTCAGCCATTTTGTTTCCTCATCTGCTCCGCCACAGCTTGTGCGTACTGCTGAGGGGTGAGCCCCAGCCTCTTTGCCAGAGAAACCGCCGATTGCGTCAGCACGATCTTTTTGGGCGCGGTGCTGCGCGTTGCCGGGGCCACCACCGACTGCTTCGCTGGTTTCTTCTCCGAGGGAAACGCGCTCGGGAAGGTCTCGCGTAGCTGGTCATCGATCCGCCGGAAGTAGTCTTCGCTTCCGGGAGGCACACCCTCTGCGGCGAGTTCCTCGTGCAGAGCCATCGCGTACGCCGTCATCCGCTTGTTGCCTGAACCGAACCAGGGATTGGCTTCAAGCCACGCACGGGTTCTGGGGTCCAGTTGCGGCTGCGGCGGCTGTGCCGAAGGCTGCGAGGCAGTTTGTACCTCATCTTGCGGCGGTTGTAAAGGGGCCGGCTTGAAGTTGCTCACCCGCTCCAGCTTGAACTTGGCCGCAGCAAGTGCTTCTTGGGCCTCCACGATGGCGTCGGTATCGAACGCCTCGTGTGCTTCCTTGAGCTTGCGCTTGGCCTCGTCCAGCTCCGACTGCGCAACCTTCTTGGCCTGCTCGACCAGCACTTGTTGGCCCTGACCCACAGTGCCTTGGAGCTTCTTGTTCTCGTTGAGCAAGGACTGCACCAGCTTTGCGGCCTCGTCACGCTCGCGTTGGGCCGCTTCCTTGGCTCGCCGCTCTTCGTGGTAGCCCTTGGAGAGGTGCTGGATGCGCTTGCGCACCCCGTCACCGTACTGCTCCAGCTCTTCGTCCGTCACCTCCGCCGGAGGCTCCTTCATCGGCGTGCGGCCACGGTCTTCCGGCGGCGTGTCGTCGACGATTTCGACCTCGGTCTCGCCTTCTACGGAGAAATCCACCTCTGCGGCGTCTTTCTTCTCGGCAACAACCTCGTCGGGGAACTTGAATTCATCCATATTTGCTCCTTAGCAGCTCAACTTCTGCTTTAAGTGCTTGATTCGTACTTTCCAAATGGTGAAAGTAAGTGTTTTGTTCGTAAGAACGGGCCTTCAGTACGCGCTCCATGTTCTCGAAGCGATTCGCCAATGCACGGAGTTGTTCCGCAATCTGCGTCATTTCGTACCAAAAGAAGTCGTCCGTTACGCCCAAGAACTCATTTTCTTTAGGCTCGGGCGTCATGCGCGTTTGATCCCTCTCGGATCTTGCACGACTGCTTCGACACTGTCGTCGTTGATGATTCGCCACTCCGTTCCGTGGATTTTCAGCCGCGTACCTGTGTTCGGACGCACCAGAATAAAGTCACCGACCTTGCAAGACGGCCCGGAAGGGAACCGCAGCGGGTCTCGGTAGGCATCTGGGCCCATTTTTGCCACGAAAAGCACCGGGGACAGCACTTCTTCGTAGTGCATGGTCTGCCCAGCCTTGACAAGACCGCTCTCGTACTCCTCTTCAGCCTTTGGAACAAGGCACAGGAGGTGGTACGTCACGGGATCAGGCACTTGTCGCGCCTTTTCCGCGTCAGTTTCAGGCAATACTGACGTACCGCCGTCTGCATCCGCAAGGAGCAGCTCACTCATCATCGTTCTCCAGTCTACGCACGAGGTCGGTTAACAGGGAATGTGCGTGCGAAAGACCCCGGATTTCGCCCGACATGAACTTGTACTCGGAAAAGTCGCGTGCGCAACCTGTTCCAAGCGCTTCGGACAGCACCGTGCGGCGCTGTTCCAACTCTCTCAACACCGCAGTCAGTGCGTTATCGGCCATTTACTGCTCCTTTTTGGGTTTGGCGGGTTGCGCGGCGCGCTGCTCAGCCTGCTGGCGCAACTTCATCCGGTGCGTCTGCTCTTTGTGGATCATGTCCTGCCGCGCCCGGGCCTGTTTCTGTGCCAGCTCCTGCTGCCCTCTGGCGGCAGCGAGCATCGGGTCTTCGCCCCGGTTCTTCTGGGCGTCGAGCGCAAGGCGGGCTTGCTCAAGCTGCAGCTTCTGCTGGGCAATCTGGAAGTCACGCTGGCTGTCGGCCTCCTTGCGGCGCAGTTCCTCGGCCTTCAACTGCAGCTCCGCCTGCTGCATCTGCACCGCCGGGTCTGCGGCTTGCTGCTGGGCCTGCATCTGCGCGGCCATGACTTGGTTCTGCATCATCGTGCGCTGTGCGGCTGCGGCCAGCAGCGGGGCCAGGGCCTTCTCGTCGTTGGGCGCGATGGGGGCTTCGGAGGTCTCGTCCAGGGCCGGCAGCGGGGTGCCGAGCGCCTGCTCGACCTGCGCCCGGTAGGCGAACGCCGCGTGCTCCGCGATGTGCGCCATGAGTGCGGCCATCATCTGCTGCGCCATCGGGTTCTGGCCAATGGTTGCGGCGATCTTCGGGTCTTGCATGAACGCCTGATGGCACATCAGGTGCGCCTCGTGGTCTTGGTACGCGAACGCCTTGACGGGCTTGCCCATCAGCACGTGCATGTTCTCCGTCACCGGGTCTTGCGGCTTGCGGTCCTCGGACAGGGGCACCAGCCTGTCCGCGTTCTTGATGCCCAGCACCTCCAGCATCTGCCGGTGCAGGTAGGGCATGTCGTAGATCTGCGGAGCGCCTTGGGCAAGCTGCAGGGCCGCTTGGTACTGCACGATGCGCTGGGCCATCGTGGCGGCGTTGGGGTCGGACACCGGGATGATCTCCACGATGTCGTAGTCAGCCTGCTTGGCCCTGCGCGAGGCATTCTCGGGCTCGTAGCCGTAGTCGGGCGGGGTGTCGTCGCGAATCAGCCGCTTGAGCAGCTTGAACTCCATCCGCAGACTGGCGTGGACACGCGCCTGAACGGCGCTCATCGTCTTGAGCTGGCGCTCCAGCAGGGCCAGGGTGGTGCCCACCGGGGCCTCGGAGGACATGTCCGCGATCTTCAGGTCACCGATGGCCGCGAGCCTGCGCCCCTCGTCCGTGATGCGCTCCAGCAGCCCTGCAAGCACCTGCGACGGCTCCTTGTAGGGCAAGGGCATGATGTTGTCCCGCACCGTGCCTGAGGTCACGTCCACGTCCCTGAACTCCCCCGGCGCGATGGGGGTGTCGTCGCCTTTGATTCTCAGCCCCCGGGTCTTCAAGCCCCCGGGCAGATTGCTCAGCGTCCCGGCATCGACAAGCTGGCGGATGATCGAAGTGCCCGCCCGGGCGTAGCCGCCGATGATGTGGAAGAAGCCCAGGCCGTACGCCCCGAAGCCCGGGATGTACGTGTACTGCACGAAGTGCTGCCGCTTCTGGCGCAGCTTGTCGTTCTCGTCCCAGTTGCGGCGGATCGCCAACACCTGCTGCGAGCCCCGGTCGATGGTCACCACATACGGCAGCGCCAGCCCGTCGGGGTCCTCGTGCCCCGGCATGTCGTGGTACAGATGCACCTCCAGCAACTGATATCGCTCGTCCTCGTTGAGCGCGTAGCCTTCTTCCTCGGCCTTTTTCTTCTCCAGATCGGTGACGATATGTTGCGGCTCGCCCAGGTCGACGTCACGGTAGAACCCGCTGAGCTGCATGCGCTTGATCTCGTGCTTCGTCTTGCGCATGATGTGCGTGACGCGCTCCGCGACGTACACGTTGGCCGCGCCGTACGGGATGATCAGGTCTTCTGCCGGCACGTACGGAGCCTCTGGGTTGGGCTCATCGGGCATCTTGTAGAGCTTCTTGAACGCAGCACCGACGAGCCCCAGACTGAACAGCAGCCGCTCATGCTCGGAGCGGTAAGACACCATCCCCTCGGTCAAGCGGTAGTTCATGTCCTGCCGCACGCGCTCTGCGGCCTCTTCCTTGTACTTGTCGACCGCACCGATGATCTGCGTCTTCACCGGACCTTGCGCGGGGAACGTCTCGGTGATCAGTTCGGACTGGAACCTGATGGCAGCCTCGGCCAGCAGCGGGCTGTACACCCCGCACGCGCCCGACCACGGCTCGGTGCGCTCCTCGTACTTCAGCCCCAGCACCTCCAGGCCCTTGACGTAGGTGTCGACCCAATCCTTGCGGCTGTTGATGTCAGCGTCCACCAGCTCGATCAGCTCGCTGGCGAGCGCCTGCAGCGCCCCCTCGTCCATCGTCTCGGCAAGGTTCGCCTCGAAGCCTTCGTCGAGGTCGTCTTCTCCCGGGATGAGCGTGACCTCCAGGCCGTCGACACCAACTGTGACGCTGTCGGGGTTCTCGATTTCGATCTCGATGTCGGGCATCTCTGGTGCCTCGGGCTCCGGGAGCGGCGGTATGACCATGTAGAGGGGTTTGTCGATATTGGTTGCCATGTCTGGCTCCTTAGTAGTACGCTACTTTTCTAAAACTGCGAAACTCCGGGGGGTCATCGGGCGCGTCTGACGGCAAGCCAATGAACCCGCCCATGCGCAGGCGCATCAGCGCCTGTATGCACGTATCCACGTAGTCGTCGTGCTCCCCGGCAGGGAACGCAGCGACTTCCTCAATGACTTCCTTTGCCCACCTAGTGTCCGGTGCCCACACACGCCCCGACACAAAGATGTCCGATACGGAGTTCAACCGCGCCGTCTTGTCTGACTTCGTCCCAACCTTGCCTCTGGAAGGCGAAAACTCCGACACCGGCACACCCGTGGCCCGCAGCTCCTGTATCAGCGGAGCGCCGGCAGCCTTCTTCTCGATCAGGCACGTGTCCGGCTGCCACTCCTTGTAGTACTCCAACGCCCGTTTCTTCAGCTCGGGGAACGTCCAGCGGTACTTGATAGCGTCGAGCAGGATGATGTGCGCGTTGTTGTTGTCGTCCTCGTTGAACCACACGCCCCACGTGGTACATGCGCTGTAGTCGGCAGCGGTCTTCGTCTCGTGCGCCGTGTCCCACGACTGGATGATGTAGTCGCACTTGGGCGGGCGCTCGCGCTCCCATACCTGCCAGTGCTCGCGGCGGATGAGCGCGGCCACCTCGCTCGTGGGGTTCTGCTGGTACTGCGCCTGCCAGAAGCGCGGGTCCATGCCCGCCCGCTTGGCCTGGAGCTGCTCCAGCGGCCACTGCCCGGGCCACAGGCTCTTCTCCTCGTCGGTGTTCTCGTTGAGGATGGCGGGCAGCTCGACGATCTCCCAAGGCGTGGCGTCGGGGTTCTTGATCTGGTGGCTGATCAACTGGCCGGTGAGGTCGATCTGCGACCACCGCGTCATGATCACGATGATCGCCCCGTTGGGCATCAGGCGCTGCAAAGGGCCTGTCTGGAACCAGTTCCACGCCGCATCGAAGGGCGTGCGTGTGCCTGCCTTCAAGTCCTGCTCGGAGTGCGGGTCGTCAATGACGAACAGATCAGCTCCACGACCCGCGATGCTACCGCCCACGCCAACCGCAAAATATTGACCGCCACTGGCGGTAGACCACTTGCCTGACGCTTTCTGGTCGTCGGCAACCTGCGTAGCGGGGAATATCTGGTGGTAATCGGGCGTTTCCAGCAGGTTTCTGATACGTCGACCAAAGTCCTCCGACAAAGAGGACGTATGCGTACCCATGATGATTTTCTTCTCTGGGAAACGCCCGAGGTAGTACGACGGGAACAGAAACGACGAAAACTCCGATTTACCCATGCGAGGCGCGATGTTGATGATCACGCGCGTCTTCTCGCCCCTGACTACGGCGTCGAAAATGCTCGCCAGCTTGCGGTGATGCGGCCCTTCCTTGAACCCCGGGTAGATAGCGTGCGCGTAGCCCAGCACGCCTGTGCGTGCCGCCGAGAGCTTGGCCCGCTTCTCGCGCTCCTCCAGCAGGTCGAACAGCTCTGCCTTCTCCTTCACACTGAGCGTGGGCAGCGCCCGCTGCAGCGCGGCAGCTTCTGTGGCGGAGAGGAACGACGGCAGCTTCACGAGGGATTGGCCTCGGCGGCGACATCCGAGATGTCGGAGACATCCGTCACATCCATGAACCGCGCCAGCTTCTCCTTGATCTTGGCGTCCAGCTCGTCGTCGTTGACCGTCGTTTTCTTGACCTCGACCCGGTCGGTGAAGAGCGCCACCTCGGTGACGCGTCCCAGCAGCTCCAGCGCCCGCAAGCGCAGGCGTGCGTCAGGGTTCTTCGTCTCCTCCAAGATCTGCGACACGGCGTAGCCACGCAGCTCCTTTGCCTGCTCCACGAACGCCCAGTCGTAGGCCGTCAGCATCCCCACAAGGTGCTGCACCGCCGGAGGCGTCTTCAGCCGCAACAAGGCGGCGTTCTGATCAGGCGTGGGGGTGGCGGTGGTGAGCGCGGTGAAGGCCTGCTGGGCCTGCGTAGCGGCTACCTGTGCGTCGGTGTTGGCGGTTGTCGGGGCCCCTACGGCGGCGAGCCAGTCGGCGGTGCCTTGCTGTGCGGCCAGGAGCTGCTCTGGCGTCGCGTCGGCCAGCGGCAGGATACCGCGTCCGTCTTCGATGGGGGGCTCGTAATCGAGTAGATGTTCCAGCATAGGCGCATGCGCGTGCGTGGCGGGTAGCCGGCGCAAGTGGGCGCAGTGTAGCCACAGGGGTTTGTTTTTGCAAGCGCATGCACGGTATACTGCGCCCGCAGCGTTTCGTTGCCCTCCTGTGCGGCCTGAAGGCCGCTTTACCCCGGCCTGGAGCCGGGGTTTTTTTGACTGGTAATGTCAAGGATTAGACATTGTAGGGGGTATTTTTGTAAAAAATTTTATAAAATTTTTATTTTAATTTTGTTTTTGTTTTTTACAAAATCGGTAATTTTTACGTTTTTTACAATTTTTGCGATTATGGTTGTGGATTAGTGTTTATATTACGTCGCACTACATCGTCACAGCAGGGGTGTCCCCCGTGGGGTGGGGTCGCTGGCAGGGCACAGAACGGGTCGATTTACCCCCGTATGCTACAATAGCTTCAGCGATTCGGGGTTCCGAGTCGCATCAACCGGGGGAGAAAGTCTCCCCCACTCTCTTGAAGGTAGCAATCATGTCTAAGACTCAAGTCCTCTCCCTGCAGCAGTTTGCCCACAAGCTCGGGCAGACCGTGCGGATGGTGCAATCCGCTTCCGAACCCTTCCACGCCCACTACGTCACCCTCGACGAGGCCGGCCGCAAGGCCATGCGGGACGCATGGATTCAAGCGCACCTCGAAGGCCAGGGCTATACCCCGGCCCAGGCCGAGAGCATCATGGGTGCGTCGCGCAAGGATCGGCACGCCGAGGATCAGCGCGGCTACGACCGGGCCCGGGCTGACTTCGCCTACCACGTGGTGCGCGATGCCGGCAACAACAAGGCCGAGGCAGTCGAGGTCGAGATCCCGGCGGAGCTGATCGAGGCCGCGAAGAAGCTCGCGAAGCTGGCCAATGCCTACGAGGACAGCCGCAAGCTGGCGGCGAAGGCGCTGGCGCTGGCCTTCGCGAAGTGAGGCGGCAGCCGCGAGAGCGGCGGCACCGGGGGAGAAATTCTCCCCCATGCTGAGCGTAGCCCCTTGCGCCCTGCGGGGCGCTCGGGAGTGCGCTTGAAGCTCCCGTCGGGAGCGGCGTGCTGCAGGGCACAGCCCTGTGAAGGAGAGAGCAAGTGCTGAAGGAAACCCAACGTGACGCCCTGCGTGCGTTCAAGACCGAGCTGCGCCAGCGTGCGCAGGACGAGCGGGCGGCTGCCCGTCGCAAGGCACAAGCCCTGCGCGTAGCGCAGACGAAGGAAGCCCAGGTCGACGCCTGGGCGCAGGCCCTGCGCGGCGTGACGCCGCTGAAGTGACGCCGTAGGCGAAGCATCGGGGGAGAAAGTCTCCCCCATCTACAGGAGAAAGAGTAATGGCCTACTACCTCTGCATCGGCGTGGACACGCTTGATGACGCGTGCCGCTACGAGACGAAGAAAGACGCCCTCGACACCTTCCGGGATGTCGCGCAAGGGCTGGCCCGCTTCGGCCAGACCGTCTACGGGACGGTGCACATCGCAGACAAGCGCAGCGAGTGCGTCGACGAGCCCGACTTCTACCTCCGCCTCGGTCCGCGCGGCGGCGTGCAATGCCTCTGAAGGAGTGAGCACCATGAACCTCAAGCAAGAAGTCCGCGCCGCCTGGGTGGCGCAAGAGATCAAGCGCCTCTGGCCCCGAGACGGGGCCCCGCGAGCCTTCAAGACCGAGCGTCCGCCGAAAGCGGCTGCGCAGCAGCCGAAGGAACAGTCATCACGCGCAGAAGCGGCGCAGCCACCGGGGAGAATTTCTCCCCGGGAGGGTTGAATTTCCGAGGGTGGGGGAGAATTTCTCCCCCATTTATTTGTCAAGGATTTGTCAGGGTTTACCCTTAAAAAAATGTCAAGGTTTTGACAACAGGTTGACATCTACCAACCTCTCGAATTTGCGTGCCACAACTTGCGCCGCGCTAACTCGTTGATTTCCAAGGGCTTTTTTCATTCTTCTTCTTATCTTTATTATATATATATATATATAGAAGATAGTATTTATTTATCTATATATTTGTCTTTTTCCTTTTATGGGAGAGAGAGAGAGAGAGATCTGTCTATGTATCGGTTTTTTGGGTCTAGTCTATGCTAGACCCCGCCTTTCCCCTTGCGCGACAACGACTTACCGTGCCATAATCTGTGGCACGCCCGCTGGAGACCTTGGTAGCTACCACGTATGTCTAATCCTTGTCAGGGTAAACCCTGACAAATCCTTGACCGAAAACACTAGGAAAAAGATTCCGAAAATGCAAAAAATCTGCACGCAATGCGAAAAATCCCGCCCGCTCCAGCTCTTCCGCCGCTTTTCGGGCCGGAAAAAGATCCTGCGCACAATTTGCAACGTCTGCGACCCTCCGCGCACGCTCCGGCAGATGACGCCCGCTCAGCGGGTGCAGGAAGTCCACTATGGCCGCGCCAATCCGCTGGTTGTCTCCAGCATGGCTGCGCTTGAGCGGGCGCAGCGTTACGGGATCGAGGTCTCGGGGCGCAGCGCCCGGGTGCAGGCCGGTCTGCGCCGTCGTGCATGGGAAGCGGCCATCCTGGGCCCGCTTGCGCGGGAGATAGCCTGGGCTGAAGCGCTAGATGCCCGCTACGGGCATCAGATGGCCCTCTGGGCCGATCCTGGCCCGCGCCAAGGGGGTGGCCTACACCCCGACCTTGCAGCGCCTTGGCGGGCCTTTACGCAAGCCTACGCGCATCTTCTGCGGCGCATGTTGGGCGACGCTCGTGCCGAGCTTGCCCGTGTCGCGCTCGGCACGAGCGAGCTGACTCCCCGTTTTCAGCGGGGGGCTGCGCAGCAGCCCACGGGTCTACGCCCAGGGCGCGGCCCGCGCCCACGCAACCCCACGCCAGAGCAGGCAGACCCCTGCACTTACGCCCTGGCCCACGAGATCGGGCGTCTACGACGCCTGTACGCAGCCTGTCAGCCCATCCCGGGCAGGCGGGCACCCCGCAGCCCCTGGCTGCTGTCCTGGGGGGACACCAGTCCCCCGTCCTCAACGGGGGAGAAAACCTCCCCCAAATTCCCGGGCGCATCCGCGCCTGACTCAACCCCGAAAGGAAAGCAATCATGAAGACCAAGACCAACTCCTCCCCCTCCGCCAAGCCCACCCGCGCCGACCTCCGTGCTGCGCTCACCAGCGCCAGCGATTACACGTTGCGCAGTCTCAGCCGCGTGCACACCCTGTCGGCACTGGCTCCGCTGCTGCTGACGCACCCCTTGGTGCTGCGTACCTACCGCACGCTCAGCAGCGCCCTGCCTGCCGGCCAGGGCCCGTGGGTCGACATCAGCCAGACGGCGGACAGTGTGCGGTTCGGTGCGACGCTGTACGAGCTGGACTCGTTCAAGGACGAGTGCTTGCTGCAGGCTCTGGAGCCCTTCGCGGATGCTGCCGACACCTGGGTGGCGGACTCCACCGACTGGACGTACAGCGCCCGACCCAACCGGGACTACAGCTTCGTGCAGCGTGTCGAGCTGGACCCGTACCTCTCCCCCATGCCTGCGCCTCTGCGCCGTGCGCTCTTGCGTGCTGGTGACTTGGCCCCGCAGGCGTTCGACCTGCGCGTGGTGGTCTGCGCCTACGTGAAGACGGACAGCCCGCTGTGCCGCGTCGTGGTCAAGGGCATCGAGGAGAAGATCGTCAGGGAGGAGATCAAGGAGATTGTGTGCGCCTGATCGGCGCGTAGCGTGTGGGGGAGAGGTTCTCCCCCGTCTTTGAAGGAGTTGACGTGACCACCGACGACAAGCTGCTGCTCGCAGCGTACACGCTCATCGCAGCCCTGCTCATGCTGGGCATCATCTGAAACTGAAAGGAGAGAAGCAATGAACGGATACATCGCGTTTTACAAGGGCCGACAGATCGAGGTCCGTGCCGATACTGCCTACGAGGCGCAGCAGAAGGCAGCCGCCCTGTTCAAGGCACGCAAGTCCTACGAGGTCACCGTAGTCCTGGCCGAGAAGGACGGCCAGCAAGCGGTGCACAACCCGTCGTTCTGAAAGGAGAGAAGACATGCCATCCTGGCACCAACTCAAGGCAGGGCTTCCCAAGCTCAGCCACCCTACGCAGTGGTCGAGCTACAACCCGACCCGCCCGACGGGCCCGAAGGACTGACATGACCGCCAAGACCCAACCCATCACCAGCATCGACTACGCAGGGCGTACCTGCGCCTTGCGCACCTCCGGCGGCACCGCCGTCGGCCAGGGCTTCGTTGCGCTGTCCCACAGGGGCGAGCGCTGGGTGATCACCGGGGGCCGTGCTCCCCACAAGGAGAGCAGCAGCGGCAAGGTGTGGGCCATGCCCTACCCGGGCGGCTACCCCGAGTCCGAGTTCTTCCCCGGGGTCTTCGACCTCGTGTGGGTGCCATCAACGCCCGCCAAGACCCAGGCCCACGCCTGATACCAACCCGGGGGAGAAGTTCTCCCCCATCAACCCGTCGCCGCTGCGGCCCAGCGGCAGCTTGCCCTGCAACGCAGGGCGTTCCAAGGAGAGAGCATCATGTTCGACATCAACACCGCCATCAACACCGCCATCGCTGCCGCCGTGGCCGAGGCCACCAAGCCCCTGATCGAGCGCATCGCTACGCTGGAGGCGCAGCTCGCGCAGGCTACGCCTGCTCCGCAGGTGGGGGAGGCGGTGTCCGCCTACCTCGACAACGCCGAGTCCTTCTGGCACCGCATCGAGTGCTTCGTGCAGACGCGCACGGCGGACGCCGTGGACAAAGCGGTGGCCGATGCCATCGACGCCCATCTGGAGGACGCCGGTCACCTCGACGAGGACGACATCGACACCAAGATCGAAGAGGCCATCGAGCGCCACGAGGAGAACAATACGCACGGCGACAACGACGACATCGAGGAGATCGTCCAGAGGCTGCTGAACAGCGCAAGCATCAGCATCACCGTCTGACCTGCTCACGCAGGTCCAGGAACCCCTTCCCACAGGTTCGGGAACCTGATATAGTCAAACCTTTGACAGACCCGGGGGAGACTTTCTCCCCCACCCGTCGCCCCTGCGGTCCAGGGGCACGCATGCTGCACCGCAGCAAGGAGAGAAGCAATGGCTCACGAAATCATGATCAAGAACGGTGTCGCTCAGTACGCCTCCACTCAACGCGAGTGGCACGGGCTGGGGGCACTCATGCAGCCCAACCAGCCCATCGAAACTTGGGCGCGAGACGCAGGCATGGACTACAAGGTCCAGCGTGCCTACCCCCGCTACGCGGTGGAGCGCATCGAGCCCGACGCCGTGTACATCCCCGCGCACAAGCTGCGCCAAGTCGACGACAAGGTCGTGCTCTTCCGCTCGGACACCCACGCTCCCCTGGGCGTGGTCAGCGACGGCTACAAGGTCGTGCAGCCGAGGGAAGTCCTCGACTTCTTCCGCGAGTGGGCCGAGGCCGGCGGACTCACCATCGAGTCGGCAGGCGTGCTGTTCGGGGGCAAGCGCTACTTCGCAACTGCGAAGCTCGCAGACGGTGTCTGCGTGGACGGGTCCAAGGACAAGCTCGTGCCCTACGCGCTGCTGTCGACCTCTGCCGATGGCTCGCTGGCTACCGAGGGTCGCTGGACGACGGTGCGTGTGGTGTGCAACAACACCCTGCGCATGGCCCGGGAGGGGGCTACTGCCTTCCGCGTGACGCATCGCTCGGAGTGGAAGCCCGAGAAGTTCCAGGCCGTCATCGAGCAGGCGCAAGCCGAGTTCGGCACGTTCATGGAGACGACGCGCAAGCTCGCCGCCATCCGGGTCGAGTCCAAGCTGGCCGAGGAGATGACCGTGGCGCTCTTCAAGAAGGGCACCGAGACCGATGCCGACAAGGTGCGCGAGTCCCGTGGCTTCGCCTCTGTCATGTCCCTGTTCGCCGGGGCCGGCAAGGGTGCGATGCTGGAGACATCGCGCGGTACGGCCTGGGGCTGGCTGAACGCCGTCACGGAGCACGTTGACCACCATGTCCGCGCACGCTCGGACGAGAACCGCACCGCCTCGGCCCTCTGGGGCCCGGGCGACGCCCTGAAGCAGCAGGCTGTGGAGATTGCCCTGGCTGCGGCGTGAGCCGCTGCGCACGCGCAGCACAACCCGGGGGCTACGGCCCCCTTTTTCATCCCTGAAAGGAGCATCACCATGAACACCCAGTCCACCATCCTGACCTCCGCCGTCGACCGGCTGGCCGACATCAAGGCGCAGATCGCTGCGCTCCAGGCCGAGGAGGCCGAGCTGAAGCAGTTCCTCATCGACTCGGGCGAGCCCGTGATCACGGGCAGCAAGCACCGCGCCACCGTGTCCCTGTGCGACGGGCGGGCCGTCACCGACTGGTGCGCCATCGCCATGCGCTTCGAGCCCTCGCGCCAGCTCATCACCGCCCACACCAAGGTGGGCGAGCCGTTCCACACCGTGCGCCTGTCGGCACACAAGACCAGCAAGTGAAAGGAGAAGCAGCATGTACATCGACCGCGACCGAGTGACCTACCTCGACATTGACCGTGACGAAGACGGGCGCTACCCACGCCCTTCATCCTGGCAGACCTTCACATGCAGGAAGTGTGGCGAGCCCGCCACTGCCGACTGGCAAGACACCGGCATCGGTGCCTACGAGTACTGGGGTGCCAAGGGTGTGGACAAGCGCATGGAGCTGCTGAGCGACTGCTGCGGCGCAGAGGTCTACGAAGACTGATACCGACTGATACCAACCCGGGGGAGACTTTCTCCCCCACAACCTGAAGGAGAGCGCAATGCTGAACATCGACACCAACGCCAAGACCGTCAAGGGTCAGAAGTACGGCTACATGACGGGCGTCCTGTACCTGTCGCCCTACACCAAGTCCGGGCGCAACGTGTGCCCCCTGGCCCACAAGGCCGAGTGCCACGTGCCGTGCCTCGACACCGCCGGTCGGGGCGCATTCACCAACGTGCAGGACGCACGCATCGCCAAGACCCACCTGTTCTTCGACGACCGCGACGCCTTCATGGACCGCTTCGTGCGCGACGTCCTGCGCCTGGAGCGCATGGCCCTGGCCCGTGGCCTCATCCCCGTGTGCCGCCCCAACGGCACCTCGGACATCAAGTGGGAGAACGTCAGCTTCGACTTCAACGGGCATCACTACGCCAACATCTTCGAGATGTTCCCCTTCATGCAGTTCTACGACTACACGAAGACTCCCGGGCGTAACGTCTCCCACATCCACAACTACGACCTGACTTTCAGCTACTCCGGCACCGACCCCTTCCGCCCCTACGTGCGCAACGCGATGGAGCAGGGCATGCGCATCGCTGTGGTCTTCCGCTCCCGTGGCGACATCCCCGAGACCTTCCTGGGTATGGAGTGCGTGGACGGGGACGATAGTGACCTGCGCTTCCTCGACCCGCAGGGTGTAGTCGTGGCGCTCTACGCCAAGGGACGCGCACGCCTGGATGCGTCAGGCTTCGTGGTGGGGTAGAGGAACAGTCATCAGTCAAGTCAAAAGCTTGACGCACAGATCGGGCTCGCATACACTGCGGGCTCCTGTGGAGCAGCCACGCATCAACCTCTACAAGTCCTTGCTGCTCAAGGGCTTGCGTGTCGGAGTACACATGTTCCAGATTGTTTCGGGCGTTCCGCTGCCCCCCGCCGCTCGTGGCCGTCGTGCCGTCGAGCTGCCGCTCGCCCAGATGAACGCGGGCGACTCGTTCCTGATTCCCTTCGTGCCGGCGGGCGATGACGGCAAGAAGACCCTGGAGTCGTGGCGGCGCAAGGTGCTGGCTGCCAAGAAGAAGATCCAGAAGGAACACCCCGAGGCGGCGTACCGCACGGCGGTCGTCAACGACGAGCACGGCCAAGGCCTGCGCGTCTGGTGCACTGCCTGACGCTACCGCGCTGCATCACTCAACGCTCTGCAAACGCAGGGCGTTTTTATTGGCTCGGCGCTTTGCGCCGCACAGGAGAGTACGCATGAACGAAGCAAAAACCATGAAGGGTAGCAACACCCTAATTTTGTGCATGGCTGAAATGAAGGTGGCCTTGCAGGAATACATCGACACACGCCTCGGTGAGCATGCGCCGCGAGTAGTACACATTAAACTCTTCAACACAGCCGACTGGACATTTGCCGTCGAGCTGACAGATCGGCGTGAGCCCAAGGAGGCGGTATGACCAAGCACACACCGGGACCGTGGACGCTGTACGGGCCTATGGGTACCGGGCATTTGCGCGGAGAAGAACCTTGGTTTTATGTTGGCGCCGACACGACGCTACATCTACAAGTGGTGGCGTGCCCTGATGGGTATGTGATCGGTGAGAACGCTGCCAATGCACGCCTGATTGCCGCCGCGCCGGATTTGTTGGACGTTCTGCTGCGTGCCAAAGACATCATCGAGGCACTCGACGGAACATCGACGGAAAACGAGAAGTTGGTGGACGACTATCGCGCAGTCCTTGCCAAGGTAGAAGGAACGAAATGACAACCCACGACCCCGTCAACCATCCCAAGCACTACACCGAGCACCCATCAGGTGTCGAGTGCATACAGATCACCGAGCACATGGGCTTCTGCCTGGGTAACGCCATCAAGTACATCTGGCGTGCCGACCTCAAGGGCGATGCCATCGAGGATCTTCAGAAGGCGGTGTGGTATATCGAGAGGGAGATCAAGCGCCGTAAAGCGGCGTCGGGAGACGCCGAATGAACACCAAGATGCTTCGCAAGGCCCGGGCTCTCTGGGCCACGGGTAACCGACGCCTAGACCGAAGGAACCAGCTTGCCTGGGTCCGCGCAGTTCGTCGGCTTGGCGACAGGTGGCTGCTGGCGCAACATGTGGAAAGGAAGGAGCCATGAGCGGCGGGTATTTCGACTACGTTCAAGACCGCATGTTTCGCGCTGCTGACAGGTTGGCATCTCTCATTGAGACTGATGACCAATACAGCAAGGAGACGCTCGCAGAATTCGGCAAAGCCCTCGCTACGCTTCGCGCTGCAGCAATCTATCTGCAGAGGATTGACTGGCTTGTCTCCGGCGACGACGGCGAAGAGACGTTTCATCAACGACTGAAGGAAGACCTGAAAAATGACTGACAAATACGAAGACGTCGTTTTCGACGACGGCACCGAGCCCACGGTATGGGCACGGTCTGGGCAACGGGCGCTGGGCACGGACCAACAGGGGCGCTACCCCGAGGCGGCGGAAGCCGCTACCGACATCGGCCAGGACGATGACCTGACCTCGTTCGACTGGGCTGCGCTGATCATCATCGGCACCGTGGCTGCCGTCACGGTAGTAGCCGGCGCTCTGGCGCTGTTGGGAGGTGGGGTATGACTACGTTACGCGAAGCCGCCCAGCAGTTCGTGGCCGACTACGAAAACGGCGATCTGGGAGACCTGAAGCACTACGCACGCGCCCTCCGCGCCGCGCTGGCGCAGGAGGAGCCGGCGCCGGCCTTGGTACATCGGAAACTGGTTGAGGTACACGCAGATGGCACCGAAACATGGGCCGAGACGCCCCTCTACACCCACCCACCCCGCCGCGAGTGGCAGGGGTTGACGGAGGAGGATATCAACGCGATTTGGTGCGGCGCGGTAATGGCGCAGTCTACTAAGTCGCCAGGACTTGGGGTTAGCGGCTTCGCCCGCGCCGTCGAGGCCGCGCTGAAGGAGAAGAACAATGGCTGACCAACCCGAAGCCCTGCGACTGGCCGATGAACTCGATTACAAAGAGCAGCGGTTCCTTGAACCCTACCCAAGTGAATTGCGTCAAGCCGCAGCCGAACTGCGCCGGCTGTACGCAGCCAACCTCAAACTCGCCGGGGCCATTGACATGATCCGCGAGACGCTGAATGGCGGCAACGTGGACGACCTGCTCTACATCATCAACACTGCTCTGGCGGAGCACAGGGGGAATCATGGATAAGTCCGAAGCCCTGCGGCTGGCTGATCAATTGGATAGTCCAGACACCCTATGCACTGCACCTGACATTCTAGGTGCCGCAGCCGAACTGCGCCGACTATATAAGATGAATCAGGACTTGCTAGAAGTAGTTCAGAAATACATTGCGTGGGCAGAGGCCGAGAACGACCACAAGGAAACCACCTTCTGGGAGCGCGTTGAAATGTGCCGCGAGGTCGATGCTCTTGCCCGCGCCGCCATCGCCAAAGCAGAAGGAGAGAAGACATGAAAGACACCGGAGGACCGGCGTTTCCGTATGAGTTCAAGTACGGCGACGGCACAGCAAGCAGGGCGGAAGGCATGACCCTGCGCGACTACTTCGCGGCGAAGGCGATGCAGGCGTTGATGCATACACAGTACGCGGACATGACGTATGAAGGTGAACCCGCTGCTATGGCGTTTGAGGCCTATCGGCTGGCCGACGCCATGCTGGCAGAGAGGAGCAAGACATGACCCAAGAAGACATCATCCGCATGGCGCGGGAGGCCAATCGTTATGCCAGCCACCAAACAGGCGATAGCTTTGAGTGGCAAGAAATACGCGACGAACGCTTCGCCGCCCTCGTCGCCGCAGCAGAACGCGAGGCGTGTGCAAAGGTCGCGGAAACCACGATCTGCGACACACACCTGCCGACAGGCGTGCGGATTTACGGTAGCAAAGCCGCCGCAGCAATCAGAGCAAGGAGCAAGACATGAATAATGCCGAACTTGACACCATGTGGTTCCAAGCGCAGCACGACGCCATCAAGGCGGGTGAGGATTACGCCCGGTACCGTTTTGCCGCCCTTGTCGCCGCAGCCGAGCGCGAGGCGTGCGCCGATATCTGCGACCAGCACGCCAGCATTGAGGGCATCGCGCAGCGATGCGCAGCGGAGATCAGAGCAAGGGGGAACAAATGACCTGCCCGGACTGCGAACGCCACAAACTCAGCGCCGCCATGTGGAGAAACAAGGCGTATGAACTCGGCGGTACACCGCTCCCGTGGGACGCGGACAAGAAGATCGAGGAGGCGGTAAAGCAGGAGCGCAAGCAACTCGCTGACACCCTGCAGCGCCAAGCCGACATCATGTCTGACCACTTCGAGGTGAGGTGGTTGATGGAATTGGCGAAGGAACTCCGAAGGAGGGCTGTATGACCTACCTCCCCAGTGACTTCGCCCGGTGCGCCAGCGCACACAGGCCTGAGTGCAGAGACTGCCTTCGGAACATCAACAACAGCCCCCTGGACCCCGCTGCCACCCGCACCGTGTGGATCGGCCCGTGGGTGCTTGACGAACCCTGTGAGTCCAAAGTCTATGAACCCAGACAGCATCCTTGATGCCGTCGTTGTGGCGGGGCTCGCCGGGGCGGCTGTCCTTTTGTTTTGGAGGTGGAGATGACTGACATGCACCCCTGTGGCCTGACCATGCGCCGCTGGTTGTGGCCTTTCAAGACCGACGAGGAACGCGCCATCGTCGCCCGGTGGTTTGCCAAGCAAGTCCGCGCTGAGCGCGGCCAAGGTGAGGAGGCGCTGTTATGACTGACGAGCGTCTAAACGAACTGATGAGCCCGCAGCCCACGGTTGTGGTGCGCTCTCTCGCCAAAGACCCGAACTACGTCAAGTGCCCGCGTTGCTGGCACTACACGCATGAGGGGCTGCACAACTACGACAACCTGTGTGATCGTTGTTGCAATGTGCTGGTAAACCACTGGCCGAATCATGAGAGCGTGCCGCGTATCCTTGCGGCGAGGCGGTGACATGGCCCTGAACGTCCACCTCAGTAACACCACTGCCTACGCGGCGGTGGTCGAGGCCCTGGTGTACGGCGGCGGCACGGTGCCTGAGCTTCACGAGACCTCGGGACTGGCGCTCAACACCACGCGCAAGTTCATCCGCGCCCTGCGCAGCCGCGACCTTGTCAGGGTTATCCTGTGGAAACGGGACGCCTGGGGCCGGCACACAATCGCCGTCTACGCCTGGGGCAGCCCGCGCTACGACGCCAAGCGCCCGCCGCGCATGACATCGGCTGAACGATCCGCAAGACTTAGGAGGAAGAAACGTGAGATGTCCGCAGTGCGGAGCCTGGAGCGAGGTGCGGGAGACACGCATGCCGCGCCGCAGGCGTGAGTGCGGTAACGGACACCGCTTCACCACCATAGAACTCCCGGCGACTGATGCAGCGGCGTATACTGCAGCAGAAGCAGACAAACGAGATAAGTATTTGCGCAGTAGAGCCAAGCTCATCGCGCTTGGCTACCTGCAACCAGACTGACAGCCCCGCGACGATAGTAGGGGGCCTTGCCTGCAGCCGGTTCTAGCATCGCACATGTGAAGCCGCCTGTGGCCGTTTACGTGAATCGTCCTGTGCGCCAACACAGAAGCGTAAGCGGACTTTCATACCCAGAGATCAGGGGAGGCTGGGAATGTGCGTTCCCTCCCCTACCTAACAAGGAAACAATATGGCAAAGACACCAGAGAAAATCGTCAAGGACATGTGCGTCGAGGTGCTGAAGACTTACGGCGCGTATTACTTCTTCCCGGTCATGGGCGGCTACGGACGCTCAGGCATTCCGGACATCATTGCTTGCCTCAAAGGACACTTCATCGGCATCGAGTGCAAGGCCGGGTTCAACAAGACCACGCCGCTGCAGGACAAAGAGCTTGCGGCTATATCTGCAGCAGGCGGCACAACGCTCGTCGTGCGCGAAGACACGATCAACTTCCTCATCGAGGAACTCAGGAGGATCAAGCATGGACATTAAGGAAATGGCGGAGAAAGCGCAGGAACTGCCTTTCGACCGCAAAGCTTCGTTGTTGCTCATGACGCAAGCGTTGCTGCAGTGTTTCATTGACCCAAAGTGGCATGCGGTGCTGGTATGGGTGGAAAACGAAGACACACTCAAGATGGCGTCAGCCAACGCCACCGCAGGAGAAAGTCTCGCGATGCTTGCAACCGCAATGGACGGCGTCGCAAGCGCTACGGAGCAGCCTGAACAAGGAGAGTTGCATTGAGCAAGATGCCCTTCGACCGCACACTGGCGGTCGACTTCGAGACCTCCTGGGGACGCGAGGTCAAGCTCGGGTTCTCGTGCCAGACCAACGAGGAGTACCTGCGCGACCCGCGCTTCAAGGCGTGGGGGCTGTCGTGGAAGGAGGTCAGCACCGATGACAAGCCCGTCTGGGTCCGCCGCAACGGCATCCAAGCCTGGGCCGACCGCATCGACTGGAAGCGTACCGCCATCGTCTGCCAGAACACCCAGTTCGACGGCAGCATCCTGTCGTGGCACTACGGCGTGCAGCCGTGCTTCATGTTCGACACCCTCAGCATGGGCCGCGCCCTGCACGGCGTCGAGGTGGGCAACAGCCTGAAGGTGCTGGCCGAGCGCTACGGTCTGCCGCCCAAGGGGGACGGGCTCAGCCCGTCAGAGAACATCCTCGATGAGCTGCCGTTCGACGTTGAGCAGACGCTGGCCGACTACTGCAAGCACGACACGTGGCTGTGCGAGCAGATCTTCCTGCGCATGCTGCCCGGGTACCCGTCCAAGGAGCTGCGCCTGATCGACCTGACCCTGCGCATGTACACGCGCCCCTTGCTGGTGCTGGACGGGGCGATGCTGGAGCCAGCCATCGAGGAAGAGCGCCAAGCTCGCGAAGAGCTGCTCGCCCGCCTGGGCGTGGAGGAGGCCGCGCTGGCGTCCAACGACAAGTTCGCCGCTGTGCTGGAGGGCATGGGCATCGAGCCGCCGACGAAGGTCAGCAAGACCACCGGGCAGAAGACGTTCGCGTTCGCGAAGAACGACGCGCTGTTCCAGGCGATGATGAACTCCGACAACGAGGCCGTCGCCCTGCTCTGCGAGGCGCGGCTGAAGGTCAAGTCCACACTCCAGCGCACCCGTGCCCAGCGCTTCCTCGACATCTCCAGGCGCGGGGCGCTGCCCTTCCCGGTCAACTACTACGGCGCGGCCACGGGCAGGTACACGGCCAGCAAGGGCAGTCAGATCAACCTGCAGAACCTCAAGCGCGGGAGCTTCCTGCGCAAGGCCATCACCGCCCCCGAGGGGCACGTGCTGGTAGTGGGAGACCTGTCCCAGATCGAGCCGCGCGTGCTGGCGTGGCTGGCGGACTACGATACGCTGCTGAACATCTTCAAGAGCGGTGGTGACCCCTACGCCACGTTCGGCTCGGGCATGTTCAACATCCCCGGTATGACTAAAGACTCTCATCCGGTGGAGAGGCAAAGTGCAAAGTCTGCTTTGCTTGGGTGCGGGTACCAACTGGGGTGGGCAAGTTTCGCAGCGCAGCTTCTGACCGGCTTCCTTGGAGCGCCTCCGAAACGCTACACAAAAGCAGAAGCACGGCAACTCGGCGTGACCGCGAAAGATGTGGACATCTTTCTCGGCGCGGAGCACAACATGAAGGCGATGGAGGCCATCCCGCACTCTTGCACGGCGCAGGAGCTGCTCATCCACTGCCTCGCTGCCCAGGCCATCATCACCCGGTATCGCGCCACGGCACAGCCCGTCGTCGCCCTGTGGAGCCTCCTCCAAGACCTCATCAGCCACAGCCTGTTCAAGGGCAACGAGTACCGCCACAAGTGCCTGACCTTCCGCAAGGAAGAGATCGTCTTGCCAAACGGCATGAGCTTGCGGTATCCTGACCTCCAGCCCGAAGGCGACGGGCGGCGCATCCAGTGGACGTACGCGGACGGCAAGAAGCGGTCCAAGCTGTACGCCGGCAAGATCACCAACAACGTCGTCCAGGGCACCGCGCGGATCGTGATGACCGACGGCATGCTGCGCATCGACAAACGCTACCCTGTGGCGGGCACGGTGCATGACGAAGCCATCGCAGTCGCGCCGGAGAGTGAAGCGGAAGAAGCCAAGAACTGGGTCTTGGCGCAGATGACTATTGAGCCTTCGTACTTGCCGGGGATTCCGCTATCGGCAAGCGGGGGCGTGCACAAACGCTATGGACTTGCAAAAGACTGACCTCAACGACTACGCCATGCCCTTGATGAACATCGAGCGCATGGCAAAACAAATTCACGACTTGTGCCTCGAGAACAAGTTCGATGAAGCTCGGCAGCAGGCGCAACTGCTCTGCGTCGAGGGGCGCGTGTTGCAACACGTTCTTACAATCATGCACGAACAGGAGAGTGAACGCTATGGAAATTCCCAAGCAAATCCAAGTCGGCAAGCGGGTGTACTCGATCAACAAGCGCCGCAAGCCGCGTCGACGCCTCACGGTTGGTGAAGTCAACTACGGCCAGCAGTACATCGATGTTGTCACGCACAGCAACTACACGGGCCGCGCGTTCAAGTCGGAGGAGCTGTCCGACACTTTTTGGCACGAGCTGACGCACGCCATCCTCTACGAGATGAAGAGCCCGTTGCACAACGACGAGGCGTTCGTCACCAAGTTCTCCGGCCTACTCAACAAAGCCGTGCTCTCGGCTAAATTCTGATGTCCACACCCATCACATGGTCCCACAGCGGGCTGAAGGACTTCGAGGGTTGCGCTCGGCGCTACCACGAGGTCAAGGTGCTGAAGAAGTTCCCCCACAAGGACACGAAGCACACGCTCTACGGCAAGGAAGTGCACAAGGCCATCGAGCTGTACGGCAGGGACGGCGTGCCCATGCCGCCGGCACTGGCGGACTTCAAGCCGGCGGTTGATGCGATCCTCGCCAAGCCTGGACGCAAGCTGTTTGAGCATGAGATGGGCGTGACCGCAGACCTGCGGCCCTGCGCGTTCGACGCGCCTGACCGCTGGGTACGGGGCATCGCGGACCTGCTGATCATCAACGACGACAATCTGACCGCGCGTGTGGTGGACTGGAAAGGGCTGGCACTGGATACGCCAATACCCACGCCGCAAGGGTGGGCGACGATGGGTAGCCTACAGGTGGGTGACCTTGTGTTTGATGCGCAGGGTAAGCCGACACGCGTTGTCGGCAAATCGCAAGTTAAGCACATCCCTTGCTACAAGATAACTTTCAGTGACACGACGACGGTCGTCTGCGACGAAGAGCATTTATGGAAGCTTGCAAGCGGGAGGGTCGTTGGCGTACGCGACTTGACGGGAAAGCGCAACAAAAAACAGCGCGTTAAGCCGCCGCGAATCGCCGTTGCTGCGCCGCTTGCGCTTCCTGACATTCCGCTGCCTATAGACCCGTACGTACTAGGTCTTTGGCTTGCTGATGGCAAACGGGCATCAAGCGAGATAAGCAAACCTGATCTGTTCGTGTGGGAGGAAGTGCAGCGTAGAGGGTATGCAGTTAACATGGAAACTGGTGGGAGCAAGAGCTGCCCCACCCGCACAGTAAAAGGTCTGCGTACGCAGCTTGTAAGCTGCGGCCTTCTAGGGGCGAATAAACGCATACCCCCGGCATACCTGCGTGCAGGATATTCGCAGCGCCTCGATCTTCTGCGGGGGCTTATGGACGGCGACGGCAACGCGAATCCAACAAGAAAGCAGGCCGTGTACACGACAACATCAAAAGAACTGAGCAATGATGTCTGTGAGCTGCTGTCCTCACTGGGGCAGCGCCCGCTTCAAAGCACTGTTACGGCTAGAGGATTCAATACTACGACAACCGCGTATCCGGTTTCGTTCCGTCCTATCGGGATTAACCCGTTCCTGCTTCCGCGCAAAGCGGAACGCATCGACGCACGGTGGGGCGCAGGAGACAGTGCAACTAGAATAGTCGTGTCTGTTGAGCAGGTTCCGACTGTACCCACGCAGTGCATAGCCGTTGAGTCAGAAGACCATACGTTTCTGTGCACAGAGCGTATGGTGCCGACGCACAACACCGGCAACGACAAGTACCCGGACAGAGATCAGCTCGTGCTGATGTCGCTGATGGTCTTCACGCACTTCCCTCATATCCGGCGCGTCTCCTCGGCCCTGATGTTCGTCGTCAAGGGTAGCATGTTCAAGCACCGCATGGAGCGAGACGAGGCGGAAGAAACGTGGTGGCGGTACCGGGAGCGCGTGGCGAAGCTGGAGGCCGCGCATGCCAACAACGTGTGGAATCCTTCGCAGAGCCCGCTGTGCGGCTGGTGCCCCGTGAAGAGCTGTGTGTTTCATCCTGACCACTAGGAGGCTGTATGCCGTACAAGGACATGAACGACCGGGACACGTATCCCGCCTACGACCAGACGGAGAAAGCCAAGAAAGCGCGGGCGCAGCGCAACAAGGCACGACGCATGCTGATGCGCGAAGGGGCGGTTACCAAGGGGGACGGCAAAGATGTGCACCACAAAACGCCGCTGAGCAAGGGCGGCAAGACGACGCCGGGGAACTTGGCCGTCGTGCCGGCCAGCAAGAACCGCACGTTCAAGCGAAACAAAGATCACTCGATGAAGTGACGCCAGGAGGGCAACGTGGAAATCGTAGACAACAGGATTCTGCTTTTCAAGACAAGATACCCAGATCGCTACAGCCTGATCCCCAAGAGCAAGGCGCTGCCCATCCCGGGCGGCTATCAGGTCGCCGTGTGGTGGGGCTTAGACGAAGCGCGGGTGCTGCGCAACCTGGGCGTGAGGGATGTCCCCTCGCCCATCTACGGGCGGTACGACTGGCCCGGGCGCTTCAAACCGATGGCGCACCAGCAGGAGACGGCGAGCTTCCTCACCCTGCATCGGCGGGCCTTTGTGCTGTCAGAGCCCGGGACGGGCAAGACGATGTCCGCGCTCTGGGCAGCGGACTACTTGATGACGCGCGGCGAGGTGCGGCGCGTGCTCATCCTGTGCCCGATGTCGATCATGCACAGCGCCTGGATGCAGGACATCGGCAACTCCGTCATTCACCGCAGCGCCATCGTGGCGCATCACTCCCAGGCCGCACGCCGCATCGAGGCCGTGCAGGAGGGGCACGACATCGTCATCACCAACTACGAGGGGCTCGACCTTATCTCTAAAGAGATCAAGAATGACGGCAGATTTGATCTCGTAATTATTGACGAGGCCAACGCCTACAAAAACCCGCAGACAAAGCGGTGGAAGACGCTTAACGCGCTTCTGACTCCGAACATGTATCTGTGGATGATGACCGGCACGCCTGCTGCGCAGTCGCCGCTCGATGCCTACGGCCTCGCCAAGCTCGTCAATCCGAAGGGCGTGCCTTCGTTCTACACCGCATGGCGCGACATGGTGATGACCAAGCTCACCATGTTCAAGTGGACACCCAAGGCCGACGCCGCCGAGCGCGTGCACCGGGCACTGCAGCCCGCCATCCGCTACACCAAGGAGCAGTGCCTGGATCTACCGCCCGTCGTCACGCTCACTCGCGAGGTGCCCCTGACTCCGCAGCAGGCCAAGTACTACAACGCGCTGAAGACGGCGATGGTGGCGCAGGCCGCAGGCGAGACGATCACGGCAGTGAACGCGGCTGCCGCGCTCAACAAGCTGCTCCAGATCAGTTGCGGCGTGGCGTACTCGGACAACGGGGAGACGGTGGAGTTCGACGCCACGCCCAGGCTGAACGTGCTGCTGGAGGTGCTGGAGGAGACCGACCGCAAGGTCATCGTGTTCGCGCTCTTCCGTTCGGCCATCGAGACGATCTCGACATTCCTCAACAAGCGTGGTGTGGCCTGCGAGGAGATCCACGGCGGGGTGACGGCCACCAAGCGCGGCGACATCATCAACCGCTTCCAGCGCCTGCCAGAGCCGCGCGTACTGGTCATGCAGCCCCAGGCCGCTGCGCACGGGATCACGCTGACGGCTGCGGACACGGTCGTGTTCTTCGGCCCGTTGATGAGCGTGGAGCAGTACGTCCAGGCATGCGCCCGGGCTGACCGCAAGGGTCAGACCAGTGACAAGGTCACGGTCGTCCACATCCAGGGCTCGCCCGTCGAGAAGAAGATGTTCGCCGCGCTGGCCGGCAAGGTCGACGACAACCGCCTGCTGGTCGAGCTGTTCAAGTCCGAGGTTCTTGAAAGGGGGTTGACGACCAAACGCTGAGATGTAAAATGTTTGACAGGTCCGGGACTCGGGCCGCGCCACAGGAGAAAAACGTGAGTGATGACGCTGACAAAGAGGACATTCCTCTGGACAAGCTCGTGCGTATCTACATGAAGATGCGTGCCAAGTTGACGGAGATCGAGGCGGAGTACGACGCCAAGATCGACGCGCTGAAAGAGCAGCAGAAAGATGTCAAGAACGCGATTAAGGACTTGATGCTCTCACAGGGCTCGCGTTCTGTTCGCACCGACCACGGCACCGTGGTCTTGTCTGAGAAGACTCGGTTCTACACACAGGACTGGGAATCTTTCAAGACGTTCGTCGTTGAGCAGGACGCAGTAGACCTGCTTGAGCGGCGCATCCACCAAGGCAACATGGCTAAGTTCTTGGAAGAGAACCCCGCACTGATGCCCCCGGGACTGAACTCCGACACGGAGTTCGATGTCTCTGTCCGCAAGCCCTCCACCAAGTAAGGAGTTTTCCGTGAGCAATCTCGCTCTGTTTTCTGGTTCCAATGTCCCTGCCTTCGCACGCACTGCATCGGCTTCTGCGCTCACCAAGTCGCTCGCGGGCGGTGTCGGTGGCGGCAAGCGCATCTCCATCAAGGGCGGTGTGTTCCGCCTGCTGGTCGACGGCCAGCAGATCGCGGCCATCGATGAGCGCTTCCTCGATGTGGTCGTGGTCGCTGCCGCGCCCAAGATCGGGCGCACGTTCTACCTCAAGTCCTACGACCCCGACTCGCCTGCCGGCCCTGACTGCTGGAGCGCGGACGGTGAGCGCCCCGACCCGACGGCGCAAAACCCCCAGGCTGACCGCTGCGCTACCTGCTCGCAGAGTGTCAAGGGCTCCGGCCAGGGCGACTCCCGCGCCTGTCGGTTCAGCCAGCGTCTGGCTGTGGTGCTCGCCAACGACATCGAGGGCGATGTCATGCAGCTTCAGGTTCCGGCAGCGTCGCTGTTCGGCAAGCCCGAGGGCGAGAACATGCCCCTGCAAGCCTACGCGCGGCTGCTGGCGACGCAGAACGTGGGCGTCGAGACGGTGGTCACCCGGCTGAAGTTCGACACCAAGGCCGAGGCCCCGAAGCTGTTCTTCAAGCCGATGCGCTGGCTGAACGAGGAGGAGTACGCCATCGTGCAGGAGCAAGGCCAGAGCGCCGACGCGAAGGCCGCGATCACCATGACGGTCGCCCAGACCGACAAGGTCGACGGACTGAAGCTTGACGGTGCCCCGCCCCGGGGCGCTGCACCTCGTGCGGCAGCTCCCGCGCCTGCTCCGGCCCCTGCTCCGGCCCCTGCGGTCGTGGAGGAGGAAGAGCCCCCGGCTCCGGCACCGCGTCGTGGTCGCCCGCCGAAGGCGGTCGTGGAGGCCCGCAAGGCGGCTGAAGCACCCAAGCCCGCACCGGTCGAGGAGGACGACTCCGAGCCTGCCGTGCGTCGCGCAGAGCCCGCCGCTGCCCCCGCCCCTGCGAAGTCCAAGCTGGCTTCGCTTGCGGCTGAGTGGGACGACGAGTAACCTGTTACGGGGGCGGCGGCAAGCGCCGTGATGCACAGGGGTTCCTGCTGAAGGTCTCCTTGCCCCGTGTCAATAGCCCCGGGTTGCGCCGGGGCCGCCCCCACCCAACACCATGACATACTCAGTCAAAACCATCCACGCGGTAAAGAACGGCAACCACTCGCTGGGCAACAAGCTCGGGCGCGAGGCGGTTTCGCTGGACTTCTCCGTGATACGCGTCAGCAAGCTCACCGGGGCTACACGCCAGACCGTGTACAACTGGTTCATCGGCGGCGAAGTCATCGCCCCCTACCGTGCATCGGTAGAGAAGCTGCTCGACATTCTTCACAACAGCTCTACTGCGGACGCAGCATGGACTCGCGCATGCCAAGAATTCAACCTTCAAGCCTGACACCGGAAGAACTGGCACGCTATGCGCGGCTGTACAACACGGAGGGCCTTCCGAAAGACTGGGTCGATGCGCTGGTGAGTGCGCTCGAAAAGCAACTGGACAGCGACAAGAAATAAGCCCGGGAGGGGGTCAATGGAACCGCTCGATTTTCTAGCGGCTGTCCTTCCGTCACCGGGTCACGGGTACTACTGTGTAGCGGGCTACAAAGCGCCTGCACGCGATCACGTATTCGTCGAGGACTTAGCCACAACAACCGAGACCATAGACACATGGCTCGGCAGACGGCGCGATATCTACTTCGCGCTTTCCACCTTTGAAAAGAAAGGCAGCAGGGAAGCAGTCAACGCGCGGTACATCCGGGCACTGTTCATCGACATGGACGGCTACGCGTCAAAGAAGGACGCGGCCAACGCCCTGTCTGGTTTCCTTGACGACACCGGCCTGCACCGCTTCGGCACTCCCTGGGTCGTCGCCAGCGGCGGCGGGCTGCACTGCTACTGGCCCTTCGAGCACGCGGTGAGCATTCCCGAATGGCTGCCGCTGGCAGAGCGCTTCAAGCGCCTGTGCAAGGCGCGGGGGCTGTCCATCGACATGACGGTCACCGCCGATGCGGCGCGTGTCCTGCGCATCCCAGGCACGCTCAACTTCAAGCCCGACTACCCGCAGCCGCGCCCGGTCAGCATCCTGCTGGAGGGCTCGCCGGTCCCCTTTGATGACCTGCTGGACGCCGTGTCCGCGCTGGTCGAGGATGACGGCGCGACGCTGCCTGCGCTGCCGATGCTGGCCCTGCCCGGGCAGCGTCCGACCAATGCCTCCCCCACCCGCGTGAAGCTCATGGAGAACACGACGGTGCGGTTCAAGCACATCATCGACCGCACGAAGAAGGGGGACGGGTGCGCACAGATCGCGCACTACGTTGAGCACGCCTCGGATGAGGGCATGGAGCCGCTGTGGCGCGGGCTGCTGTCCCAGGCCAAGTTCTGTGCCGACGGCGACCGCGCGGCGGTGTGGCTGAGCAAGCTGCACCCGTATGACGACACGCGCATGCGGACGAAGCTCAACGAGATCAAGGGCCCGTACTCCTGCGTGAAGCTCGACGGACTGAACCCAGGCGTGTGCAGCGGCTGCAAGCACTGGGGCAACATCACCAACCCCCTGGCGCTTGGCAGGGAGCTTGTGGCGGACAACGCCCCGAAAGAGATCGAGCTGCTCAAGGTGGACGAGGTCACCGACGAGCGCGAGGTCGTCAAGGTCATGCGCCCTGCCCCGCCCAAGGGGTACAGCTACGGGGCCAACGGCGGCGTGTACGTGGAGCGCATCGTCGAGGAGGCAGACGGCACCAAGCGCAAGCAGAACGTGATGCTGCTGCCCTACGACATGTTCGTGGTGGATCTGCTGGTGAAGGAGGGCGAGCACACGGTGCACATGGTGGCGAACAAGAAGGATGCGCCGGTCGACATCCTCATGCCGCAGCGCTACACGGTCAGCAAGGACGACTGCATCAAGAAGCTGGCCGAGCAGAACATCTTGGCGGCGTTCGGCGCGGGCAACGACAAGAACCTGTTTGACTACCTCCGCGCCTGTGTGGAGGAGGCCAGCCTCACCAAGCAGGCCGTGCGTGTGCCGCAGCAGTACGGATGGCAGGAGGACGGGTCGTTCGTCTACAGCGGGCGTGTGTTCTTCCCCAACGGCTTCGAGCGCTCGGTGCCGATGCCGGATCTCGCCAACCTGAACCGCGCAACGCGCTCGATGGGCACACTGGAGAACTGGCGCAAGTTCCCGCAGATGCTGATCAAGCGGCGGCTGTTCGACATGCTCGCGATGATGTGCATCGGCTTCGGCTCGCCGCTGATGCGGTTCACACAGATGAGCGCGTTGACGTTCCATGCCGGCTCGACCGAGTCAGGCACCGGCAAGTCGCTGACCCTGACGGCCATCGCGTCGATCATGGGGCACCCGATCAACTACCGCACGAGCAAGTCCACCAGCGCCGTCACCATGCAGCAACGCATGGGCAACCTCAACAGCCTGCCGTTCGTCAGCGACGAGATCACGCACAAGTCTCGGCAGGACATGGAGTGGTTCCCGGGCCTGATCTTCGACACCGCCGAGGGCAAGGGCAAGGAGAAGTCCGAGGTCTACGCGAACCGCGAGCGCATCAACAACGTCTCGTGGTCGCTGCTGTCGTTCCTGACCAGCAACACGCACATGCAGGACTACATGTCTGGCTCGCGCCAGCACTCGTCCAACGGCGAGCTGTTCCGCATGCTGGAGTGGACGCCCAACGAGGCGCTGAACTGGACGCCGGAAGAGACCGAGGTGCTGAAGCTGCTGTACGCCAACTACGGCGTGGCGGGGGAGAAGTACATCCGCTGGCTCGTCCAGCATCAGGACACCGCGCGGAGCGTGGCGCGGCTGGCTGAGGAGCGCCTCAAGCAAGAGTGGCGCATGTCGGGCGACGAGCGGTTCTGGGCAGCGGGCTGCGCGGCTGTCGTGGCCGGGGCCATCCTGGCCTCCAGCAAGTATGCGGACATCGTGGACATCCCCGTGGACGCCATCATCGAGAGCTTGCGCAAGCTCGTGGAGAAGGCCCGCAAGGTCGTCAGAGCAGGCGTGCGCTCCGCCGAGGATGTGCTGAACGCGTTCACTCGCGAGCACTACGGGCAGTTCGTCGTGGTGCGCATCAGCGACGGGTCGCTCCTGGCGGCGCTGGGCAACGGCGAGGCAGTGGATCAGACCATCACGCGCAGTCGGGTGATGGGGCGCGTCGAGCACGAGATCGAGCGCAAGGGGTACGTGGACTACTACATCGAAGAGCAGGTGCTCAAGGCGCACTGCGTGGCGATGAGCTTTGGCTACGACGACTTCAAACGCCAGATCCAGCGGGCAGACAACTACACGGTGCGGTTCCTGCGCAAGGACATGATGGCGAAGACACGGGGCCCGCAGATGCGCGTCAACACGATCATGATCAGCCGCCCCAAGGACATCGATGCCCACGTTCAGGAATCTGCCGTGGACGCAGCTTGAGAGAGGGCAGGGGTTCTTTGTCCCTGCCCTCGATCTGGAGGCTGTGAAGGAAGCGGTGCTCCGAGATGCAGTGCGACACCGCGTGCGCGGTGTCGAGGCTGCCTACGGCATCAAGCAGGGGAAGCTGGGAGTGTTCTTCTATCGAAGAGTGCGCGGGCTCGCTGCGCGATTTCGATCTTCCTCTGCCGTGCCAGATCGAGCTTCTCCCTTTTTTCCGCAGGACTTAGCGTAGGCGAGGCCCGCACGTTGCGCTCGAAGGTGGTGATCTCACCCATCACCTGACGGAACTGCCCAGCCACCGACGCCGCCGACAGCTCGTCGGCCTTCTCTGCCGCGTAGCGCTCCGCGTCGGCCCTGCGTCCGGTCTTCAGCATGTTCTCGTAGGTGTTCTGAACCTGCTGGATCTCCTTCATCCGCGCGTAGGTGGCGTCGATGATGCCCCCTGCGTCTATCGGCTGGAAGAGCGTGCCAACCAGCGGCAGGTCAGCCATGCGCCGGCTCGCAGCCTGGGCCCCCTCACCCTCGGGCATGAGGAAGTTCAGCGACTGCAGCAGCGCCATGCCCATGCCGCCCGTGTAGCCCCGGATGGCGTACTCCAACTGGATGGGCGAGATGCCGAAGGTCTGGCCGATGGCCTTGGCCGCTTCCGAGGTGTTGTCGCGGAACCGCTCCTCGGGCTCCCGCGCCTGCTCTTGCGTGGACTCGATGTCGCGCCCGGTGAAGAACGACCGACCCATCGCCAGCTCGATGGCGGGCTTGACGCCCGCAGGCAGGGGCACAGGCACCGGCACGCCGCCGATCTGGGGCATGCTGCTGCCGCCCGGGATCGTGTTGATCACGATCTGCTTGAGCGCCTTCGCCGCCTCCTGGCCGCCCTCTTCGGACGCCATCGTGTTCACTATCGCCTCGGGCAGCGCCTTGAAGATGTAGCCCAGCTCGAACGGGATCGGCACGCGCACGACCACCGGCTCCTCGGCGTACTCGTCCAAGAACGGCATGCGCACGAACCAGTTCCCGTACTTCTCGTCGGGGCGGGCGTTCTTGTACTCCTCCTCGTCCTGCATCGCAGCGGCGTAGGCCAACGACGACATGAACAACAACGCACCGCGCTGGAGCAGTTTGTTGCGGATGTCCAGGCGCTTGTTGAACGGCATCTGACCGCGCAGCGAGCGGTACAGCACATCCAGGCCCTGGATCTGGGCGTTGAAGAACGGGATGATCATGTTGAGCAAGTGCACCGTGGGCGACAGCCCGCGCTTGCTGAAGTTCATCGACTCCAGTGCCTGATACGACGCCTCCATCTCGGAGAGTCCCTGCTCCCGGTAGCTGTTGAACTGGGCGCGGCGAGTGGCGGCGTCTATCTCCATGCTTGCCCGCTCCAACGCACTCCACGCCTTGGCCCACCCGGGCCTGCCGGTCTGCATCTCGCGCAGCATTCGCGCCATGTCTTCGGGCATGCCGGTGAAGACCTGACCGCCTGTGATGCCTCGGCGGTCCAGTGCGTTTTCTTTACGGATCTGCTTCAGCGAGCTGAGGATAGGCACCATGTTGGCCCCGCTGGAAAGCACGGCCCCGAACGATTCGCGGAACAACTGCCGCGCCATGTACACCGGGTTCGCCACGATGGCCCGCCGCAGGATGCGTGCGGGGATCGCCAGCATCTTCACTCCCGCAGGCAGCATCGTCGGCATGCCTGCCAGCCCCTTGACCAGCAGATCAGACGGCATGCCTGCAGCGTCGGTGTCGACGATGGCGAACCAGTCCTCGCCCTTGACGCGGAACCGCACGGCGTTCTCAGGCACCGAGCGCCGACCGCCCTTCTCGTTGCGCATCGGGTAGAGCTTCGCCAACCCTACGTCACGCAGCTCCCACATGGCGTTCTTCACGGCCATGTTGCGCAGGGACATGTCGAGCAGCATCGAGGTGTTCTGCACGCTGCTGGTGAGGAAGTCGAAAATGGGCTCTTCGCCGCCAACAAGCTCCTCAAGCTGCGGGCTGTCCTTGATGTTGCCGATGCGCATCGGCTGCTCGCCGCCGATCACCAGCTCGGCGTTGCCCCCGCGCACGCGGTAGTACGGGATGTAGTCCTTGGCCGCGAGCAGGCTCTTGGCAAGCGCGTCAGGTATTGCACCTGTTTGCACCGCGAACTCCAACAGGTTGCGGTTGTACTCGTTGTACATCTCCCGCACATCTTCGAACGCTTCGCGCAGAACCTTGTTGGCCTCAATCTGCTTGACTGCGGCCTTGATGTCCGCTTCGCTCGGCATCTTGGCGGCGTTCTTCTCCAAGTAGTCCTTGCGCTGCATGATGCGCTTGCGGTCGGCAGGGTCCAGGGTCTCGGAGCTTAGCTCCTTGTTGAGCTGCACCAACTCTGCCTCGGCAGCGGCCCGCCCGAAGCCCAGCTTCTGGAAGCCCACACGCTCCGCACGCTTGGCGGCGGTATAGAGCGTGAACAACTGGTTGGCAGCGTCGGGGCTGCCTGCCTCCTTGACAACCGCGTCAGTGCTCAGCCGCTCCATCATCTGCTTGACGTTGGCTCCGGGCTTGGCCTCGATAACGAACTCTTTCTGCCCGTCATCCCTAATGATCTCCTTGCGCTCCGGCACGCCAATAGCCAACGATTCCGACTTAAAGTGGTTGCGCTGGTCGTACATGCGTATGTTGAACATCAACTGCGTTGCTTTCAGCTCGTCCATGTTGGCGAAGGCAATCTTCTCCAACGGAGCGCGCATGTCCACTATCTGTGTACGGAACCCGAACAGGTTGGCCTTCACCTTGTCGAGGAAGGAGCGTTGCCCGCCGACGAGCTGCTCAGCTACGCGGCCCGCGTCAGCCAGCCCGGGGGTGTAGGCGGTTTTGCGGGAAAAGAGCAGCTCTCCTACTTCAGGCAGTGCGCCGCGTTCTTCGCCGTACTTCTTGACGGCATCAAGCACAGCGGTACGCTGTGCTTGCAGGGCTTGCTGCAAATCGGCTACGATTTTTACGCCGTCCTTTTCTAGT